CGCAGCTTTGGACGCTGGAGGACGCGCCACCTTGGCTAGATGCCGAGGTGCCCACTACACAACCCTCACCCGTAGTGCCCGCCAATAGCATCGTTATGGATGAGGACGGATACTATGACACCGTGGGCTCTTACAGGGCCTACTACCTGCTGCACAAGCGCTCACTGTTCAAGTGGACCGGGCGCCCTGAACCCGCTTGGGTGAAGGAGGCGCCTACCGGCTAGGCCACTGGCACGCATGCATGACGGCAGCCCAGTTGGGCTACAACGTAACACTCTGTACTCTGTATTTATACCTGAAGGAAATTTGAAATGGCTACAAGCAAGAAACCCGGCACAGCGGTTGTACTGTGGGAAGAAGAAATGAAACAGGCCGCTGTCAAGCAGGCCAGCGCGGAAAAGGTGTTTGGCGGTGGAGGCTTTGGCCGCATCAACATCAGCGGTGGGCGCATGATGATTGACGGCGAGTACATCAAGGACGACACCCTGGACGTAGTGGTGTTGGCCTCCGTCCACCTGAACGAATACTATGATACACCGTATGACAGCCGCAACCCCACGGTGCCCAAGTGCTACGCCTACGGTGACGAGACCCTTGAAGACCCTGAAGCAGAAATGTGCCCGGTGGCTGACGACGTGGATGACATCCAGCTCATGGACTCTGAAGGCGAGCCCACTGACAACTGCACCAATTGCTGGGCCAACCAGATGGGCAGCGCTGATACGGGACGTGGCAAGGCGTGTAAGAACGTCCGCCGCCTGTTGGTCATGACGGAAGATGGCTTGGAGTCTGCTGAGACGTTGGAAGCCGCTGAAGTGCGCTCCCTGGGCGTGCCCGTTATGAGCGTGCGCAACTGGGCCAAGTACATGAAGGATGTAGTGGCTGAAGAGCTGCAGCGACCCTACTTTGGCGTGGTGACGACCATCAGCGTGGTGCCGGACCCCAAGAGCCAGTTCAAAATCAACTTTGCCTTCAAGGAACTGGTGAACTTTGACGCTGAGTTGTGGGCCGCTATGAAGGCCAAGACCGCCAACGCTGCTAAGGAAATTGTGGCGCCATACCCCCACCAGGCTGACCTGGACGCAGCCCGCGCAGCCGAGCAGGCCGCGCCCAAGGGTAACGGCAAGGGCAAGCCCGGCGGTAAGACTATACCCATCAAGCCTGTAGCAGGCAAGCCGGGCGCTAAGGCGACCCCTGCTAAGAGCGCTCCAGCCAAGAAGGCTACCAAGTACTGATAGCGCGTGTTTGAGGGTGGCAGCAGCGGTCTCGAGCAGTTTCCTGTGTACGGGCGTTGGACCCCGTACCGCTACCCTCACCTTTTTCAACCGTACCTGAAAGGCGCGCATGGCTACCATCAAGCCGATTATTCTTGACTTTGAAACCCTGCCCATTGAGAGCAGGCCCCACTACCCACCCAAGCCTGTGAGCTTCAGCTTGCAGCTACCCACCTGGCGCAAGCCTAAGTTCTACAGCTGGGGTCACATTACCGGCGGCAACAATTGCAACCGGGCTACGGCTGCTGAGGTGCTGCGCTCAGCCTACGCGCTGACCAGCGAGAAGCACCCGTTGCTTTGCCACAACGGCAAGTTCGACCTGGACGTAGCCGCAGTGCACTTTGGGCACCCCGTGCCGCCATGGCACTTCACTGAGGACACGATGTTCCTCCTATTCCTGGACGACCCTCACCAACGCGAGTTGGGCCTGAAGCCCAGCGCTGACCGGCTATTGGGCATGGCTCCGGAGGAGCAAGACGCCGTCAAGGACTGGATACTCACCCACAAAAAGGAGCTGGAGCTCAATCACCCGGAAATAGTGACCCGGTACGGCGGCATCAAGCCCAGCACCGCAGGTGCCTTTATAGCCTACGCTCCGGGCAACATTGTGGGGCCGTATGCCGACGGTGACGTTGAGCGCACCGGCAAGCTATTCGGTGTGCTACGCCCGGCTATTGAAGCCCGAGGGATGTTACCCGCGTACAACCGTGAGCGCCAGCTGATGCCCATATTGCTCCGCAATGAGACTGAAGGTATCCGTGTTGATGAGGCCGCGCTGGCACGGGACAAGGAGGTGTTTGAGGCGGCGCAGGCTAAGACGGACGCGTGGATACGCAAGGCCCTGAAGGCACCGGGCCTGGACCTAGACAAAGACGCCGACATGGCCAAGGCCCTGAAGGCGGTTGGCGCCATTACCCAATGGACCCAGACCGCTACCGGGCGTGACAGCGTGAGCCGCAAGAACATGAAGCTCAGCCACTTCAGGGACAAAAAGCTGGCAGCCGCCTACGCCTACCGGCAGAAGTGCGCCACAACACTGGAAACGTTCATCCGCCCATGGCTGCACTTCAGCTCCGACGGTTGGATGCACACCTCATGGAACCAAGTACGCCAGGCCAAGGGCAAGAACGACACAGGCGGTACACGCACTGGGCGCCCTTCCAGCCAAGACCCTAACTTCCTGAACATGCCCAAGGAGATTGAGGAGGGTATGGGGTTCATGATGCCCACTCACATAGCTGGGCTGCCGGCGCTGCCAAAAATCCGCAGCTACATCCTGCCTGACAAAAAGGGTCATGTGATAGGGCGCAGGGACTTCGCACAACAAGAGCTCCGTGTGTTAGCCCATTTTGAGGATGGAGCGCTACTTCAGGCGTACATTGCGGACCCGCGTCTTGACGTACATGACTACCTGCGTGAGCAGATCATAGAAACGCTAGGTATTCAGGTTGACCGGCGCATCACCAAGAATCTCAACTTCGGTTACATCTATGGGCAAGGCATGGGCAGCCTAGCAGAGATCATGGACCGCACGGTGGAGGAGGTCAAGTTGTTCCGTGACGCTCAAATGCGCGTGCTACCAGGTCTCAAGGACCTAAGTACAGCCATCAAGAAGCGCTCCCAGGCCGGTGACCCCATCACCACGTGGGGCGGGCGTCAGTACTATGTTGAGCCGCCTGCATTCAGCAAGAAGTTCAACAAGATGATGAGCTTCGAGTACAAGTTGTTGAACTACCTCATTCAGGGTAGCTCCGCTGACATCACCAAGGAGTCCATCATACGGTATGACAGCGCCCGCAAGGATGGCCGGTTCATGCTTAGCGTGTATGACGAAAACGACGTCAGTGTACCCAAGGGCGCCTTGAAAGCGGAGATGTTGCTTTTGCGCGAATGCATGATGTCCATCGAGGTGGACGTACCGCTGCTCAGCGATGGTGAGTGGGGTGTAAATCTTGGCGACTTGCAAGACCTCAAGGAGCCTTTACCTGATTTGTCAAAGTGGGGTTCGTCATGGTAGACTTTTACCGCAAGTCATTTGAGAACAACGCTAATGTGGAGGACCTTGATACCTGTTGGGAATGGAAAGGCTCCACACGCGGCGCCGGTTACGGGCAGTGCAGTGAATATGTGCACCCGAGCCGCATAGCTAGCCGGGCCATGTACGAGCTTTGCTGTGGACCCATTGAGGATGGTTGGGTGCTGCATACCTGCGACAACGTGTTGTGCGTTAACCCTAGCCACTTGTTCCTTGGTACTCCGCATGACAACACGCATGACATGATGGCCAAAGGACGTTTGGCGCCGCACGAGCCAGGACGTAAATACAACACAGAGGCAGCTTTAGGTAAGCTGTCAGAGCTGTACACCTCAGAAGAATACCGCAAGGAGCAAGGCGAGCGTATACGTGCTGGTCAAATTGCTGCCGAAGCCCGTAACCAACGCAATGTGCGTCAATTCGCCTTTATGGCATAACTAGGAGTATCATGAACTTCAAAACCAAAACTGTGCCCAAGGTGCAGCAACTCACCAGCTGGAGCTATAGCCGGTACAGCGACTGGCGCCAGTGCCCGCTGAAGGCCAAGCTCAAGCATATTGACAAGCTCAAGGAGCCCGGTAGCCCAGCTATGGAACGCGGCAATCAGCTGCACAAGGATGCCGAGACCTACATCAAGGGGCTCATGCCTAAGCTCAACCCTGAGCTGGGCCTGTTCAAGGCCGAGTTTGCCGCGCTGCGTAAGCTGTACAAGAGCAAGAAGCAGCCGATGATCGTGGAAGACAACTGGGCCTTTGCCAAGGACTGGAGCGAGTCCACGTGGAACGACTGGGTCAACTGCTGGGTGCGCATCAAGCTGGACTGCGCCCACTACGTGGCTGAAGGCGTCATGGTGGTCACTGACTGGAAGTCTGGCAAACCCAACGACTACAAAACAATGGAGTACATGGAGCAGCTTGAGCTTTACGCGCTGGCAGCCCTACTACTACACCCGCACTTAGAGCAGGTCCAGGTGCGCATTGGCTGGGTGGACGTGGGCAAAATGTACCCTGAGGAGCCCTTGATATACACCCCGGCGGATACCAAGCGTCTACGCAAGGAGTGGGATGGCCGCGTGAGGCCCATGATGGCGGATACCAAGTTCGTGGCTAAGCCTAACGCCATGTGCCGGTACTGCTGGTTTGGCCAGAGCAAAAAGGCTGAAGGTGGTCCTGGCCTGTGCAAGTTCTAAGCTATGACAATACAGAGCATAGACAACGAGGACATCATAGTTTGGGCCGACGGCACGTGGTGCTACCGGCACGACCTTGAGCAGATGAGTCACATGAGTGACGATTACTTGGTACTGCCCTACGACAGCGCCGATTGGCTAGCCTTTGACATGGAGTGAATATAAATGAAACACATTATGCTTGACCTTGAGACCCTGGGCACGGTGCCGGGCTGTTCCATACTCTCAGTGGGTGCGGTGTTCTTTGACCCCACCCATGGCCTGGGCGAGGAGTTCTACATGGTAGTGCACCGCCGCAGCTGTGAGGAGGCCGGATTGCATGAAGACCCAGACACTATCGCTTGGTGGAACCGTCAGTCCATTGAGGCCACCCGCGTGCTGCGTGACGCCGAGCTGGACGGTGAGAACAGCCTGAAGGTGGTGCTTGAAAAGTTCACAGCGTTTGTCAAAAAGGACACCAAAGTGAAGGTGTGGGGCAACGGAGCGGACTTTGACAACCCCATTCTGGCCGTGGCCTACCGCGCCGTGGGGCTGAAGCAGGGTTGGCCAGCCTACAATGGCCGGTGCTACCGCACAGTTAAGAACCACCTGCCCGGCCCCAAGCTAGAGCGAGTGGGCACGTACCACAACGCGCTGGACGACGCCAAGAGCCAGGCGCTGCACATGATCCAGTTGATGAACCTTCACCCCAGCGCTGACTGGTCATGACGTTGATTGACCCGCTGCACACCTGGACCGTAGGTGACGCGCAGGTCATGATAGCAGAGGCCCCTGAGGACGCAGCCCTTGAGCACAAGCGTAGTAAGGCGCCTTTGCTGTTTTTGACTGAGCTCTGGGTGCCTCCGCACGCCCGAAGGGCAGGCCACGGGCACGCCCTGATGTTGGCTGCAACAGAGTGGGCAGACAGCGCCTGCGTTGACCTTTGGCTATACACGTCACCACACGGGGCAGAGCCTAGGCCAGACCACCGGGCACTGGCAGCCTTCTACAAGCAGTACAAGTTCAAGCGCGTGTCCCGCTACAGCCCTGACTATGAGATGGTGAGGCGCTATGTTAGAGCGTAGCATAGAGGAACGCGCAGTGGAGCTGGCCGCCGGTATAGGCGTAGTCAGCCTCAAGCTCAACATCACCAGCAACAAGGGATGGCCAGACAGGATGTTCCTAATTCCTGGTGGCCGCCCATTTTTCATTGAGTTCAAACAGCCGTTGGGGGTGCCTGATGCGCGCCAACGTCTCATACACGCACAACTTTCATATTTAGGTTACGACTGTGAAACCCACACCAACACCCAAGACGCCCTGCAAGCCGTCCAAGTCCGAGTGGACGCCGCCACTGCAACCGGCTGGCGTCACTCAGAAGCCAAAGCAGCCTCAGCACTGGAAGCCGCACGCCTATCAAAAGAAGGCCGCCAAGTTCCTGCTGGAGCGCGGCGCCGCCGCCCTGTTCCTTGACCCTGGGCTGGGTAAGACCAGCATCACCTACGCGGTGTTGAAGGTGTTGAAGTCTGCCAACCAGATGCGCGGCTGCCTTGTGATTGCCCCGCTGCGCGTATGCAAGCTGGTGTGGCCTGCTGAGGTCAACAAATGGGAGGACTTCAAGGGCATGAGCGTGGGCGTACTATGGGGCGACAAGAAGCAAAAGGTACTAGAGGAGGACCATGACGTCTACGTGATCAACCACGCCGGGCTACCGTGGTTGTTTGAGCGGACTAAAAAGAAAAAGGACGGTACTATGGGTAAGACCTGGAACCACAACCTGACCCCCGCCGGCAAGCTGCTGCTGACCAAGGTGAACATCCTAGTGCTGGATGAGCTCAGCAAGTTCAAGCACACTGACACCAACCGCTTCAAGTCCATAAAGCCCTGGCTGGGCAAGTTCGACCGGCGCTATGGCCTCACAGGCTCACCCGCAGCCAATGGCCTGATGGACTTGTTTGGCCAGTGCTACGTGCTGGACGGTGGGCGCAGTCTAGGGCCTTTTGTCACCTACTACCGTGACCAGTACTTCAGCCCAGTGGATAAAGAGGCGTTCACCTACCGGCTCAAGCCCGGAGCAGAGGAGCTTATCTATGAGCGCATAAAGCCTTTGGCCCTGAGCATGACGGCAGAGGACCACCTTGAGATGCCCACCCTGCGCCACTACCCCATCAAGTTCGACCTGCCCAAGGAGGTGCGACCCTACTATGACGAAATTGAAGAGGACTACGTCACCCTCATACAGAAGGACTTGCTCACCACCCCCAACGCGGCCGCAAGCAAGAGCATGCTACGCCAGATGTGCAGCGGCGCCGTATATAAGGCTCAGATGGACGCCATCACTGGGCTCAAAAAGGCCGGGCCACGTGAGTGGGTGCATTTGCACGATGAGAAGCTAGACATGATGGAGGAGCTCATTGACGAACTTCAGGGCGCCCAGCTCATAGTGGCCTATGAGTTCAAACACGACCTAGAGCGCATACTGGCCCGGTGGCCCAAGCTGCCGTATTTTGGCAAGAGCGAGAAGGAGGACGCCCGCATTGAGCGCATGTGGAACAGCGGTGAGCTACCCGTGGTGCTAGCGCAGCCTCAAGGCGTAGGTCATGGGTTGAATTTGCAAGGCAGCAACGCGCACAACGTACTGTGGTTCACGCTCACCTGGGACTACGAACTGTTTGACCAGCTGAACCGGCGGCTGCTGCGTCAGGGTAATGAGGCGCAGTACGTCAACTGCTACTCCTTTGTGGGCCGCAATACCGTTGAGGAGTCGGTGGCGTATATGTTGAAGGGCAAGAAGCGAGGCCAGGATTCGTTGACAGACGCGCTGAAACGCCGTCGCCGTGTTGACGACTAACAAATCCCCTACTAATCGCTACGATATTAAAATAATCGCTTGACTTTTATTTTTAGCCAATTCATAATTCTTTACATCAGCGACCGTAACCGCTAACAAAGGACCATTATGAAGACACTGCCTGCCGTATATCGCGACTCTAGCCACACCGCTATTTTGGTGGAACGTACTGAGTCCGTGACCTACTATATCCCACTGGCTACGCTCAAGGTTGAGAAGCTGGCGAACAAGACTTTTGACTCTATATACACTGTGTACCATGAATACCCGGTACGTCGCGCAGCTGAGGTTTACCTTGGTGCCGGCAAATACCGTACAATTCCCGCTCAGGCTCGCGAACACCTGAGTCGGATTGTGGCAGACCCCGCCACAGCCTATGAAACGTTCGAATCAACCCAAGGAAAATTGAAAATGGCTAAATCCCCCGCTACCTCCACCGCCCGTAACGGTGTGTCCTCTGCTGCTGAAGTCCTGAGCAAGAAGCCTGTCAAGGCCACTGCTGCACCGGCGCCCGTAGCCAGCAAGAAGCCTGTTAAGGCTACCGCTGAAGCCAACACACCTGCCAAGGCCCTGGCCAAAGCCGTGAAAGCTGAGCCCACCAAGGCACCGGCTAAAGCACCCGCACCGGCCAAGGCTGCTGCCCCTGCAGCCAAGACCGCCGCACCAGCCAAGGCTGCTAAGCCAGCCGCAGTGGAAGCGGCCAAGCCAGGCCGCACCCGCCTGCCGGATAACGTCAAGTTCAAAGTCATTGACACGTCGCGTGTGAAGCGCGGATTCCTGCAAGAATTTGTTGAACGTGCACAGGGCCTCAAGGCGTTCACCCGCGAGCAGATTGAAGAAACTTTTGGTGGCCGCGCCAATGACGCCAAGATGGGTACATACTTCCCCTACTGCGTGAGCAAGGGTATCTTCGCTCAGGCGTAAGTACAACCCACAATGTCATCCGTAACTGACTTTGGTAAAGCGTTGCTGCGCACAGGGGACTTAGACCCCGTGTACGTGGCTCTGCAGGGCGCCGCATTAGACGCGCCCACCCTACACCGCTTGACGCTGGCCTACTGGTGCTTCTATCACCTGGGCATGGCGGCTAGCCTGGCTGAAATCAAGAGCCCCAAAAAGTATTGGGAGGCTATGATGACAGCCGCTATCAATGAGACCAGCATTGACGGCACCAAGCCCTATCCCCGTGGCTCTGAGCGACGGCACTACCGGGGCACGCAGGCAGTGAGCAGCATGGCTAGCCTGATCAGCCTCTACCCCAAGGGCGCCAGCGCAGCCATTGACGGGTTCATTCAGCCTGAAATATGGGGTGCGCGCAAGTACACCTACAACTCCGTGGCTGCCAGTGCTATGAAGCACCGTGGCTTTGGCGAGTGGATAGCGTTCAAGGTGGCTGACATGAGCGAGCGAGTGCTGGGCTATGACACCGACTTCAGTGACTGCCACCTAGGTATATACAAAGACCCGCGTCAGGGTGCTGCTGTGGCGTATATGGAGGAGTTCAACGCATCAGAACAGATGAAGTTTGATTGGGGTCGGACTCCATGGTACTATCCAATCACCGACGCAGAGCTCAAAAAGACAGTTGACCACTACGTCAAGGTGTTCAAGAAGTTCACTGCGCCCGGCGGTACTCCACGTCCTGTGAATGTGCAGGAGGTTGAGACTATATTCTGCAAGTACAAGAGCCACCTCAAAGGTCACTACCCACTGGGCAAGGACACCAAGGAAATTTCACACGGGCTGACCGGGTGGGGTGACTTGGCCGCTGAGCTGCAGCTCCACCTACCAAAGCACTGACATGCGCTGGATACAAACTATAGGGGCTGGCGAGGTGCCGGCAGCACAAGCTGTTGTCAAAATCGCCCTGACCCAAGGCGCTGAGCGTCACCCGGTGCTGATTGAGCTGCGCCGTGACGTGTTCAGGGGAGGCACGGTGTGGGTGTTGTGGGAGGACGAAACGTTCCTCAGCCTGAACTGCAGCCGCATTGGCAAGAGGAAGAAGAACATCTGGGAACCCTTCCTCAACTGGTACACCGCATATACCACACCCACGGAGCGACGCAAAGGCTACGCCACGGAGCTGTATACGCACGCCGAGCGTGAGGCCCTGAACGCGGGCTGCCGCCGGGTCAAGAGCCTAGCCGGTAGCAGCGCTGGGCTGGCTCTGCACCTGTCCTTGGGCCACCAATGCTGGGGTCTCACTGAAGGTAATGAGGTGTGGGTGGACTCACCGCTACCGGGTCATGAGGACTTGTACAAGGGCTTGGTACCGCCGCAAGCGCCGGAGCAGCGCCCTATGCTGAGACCGTTCGTCAAACATTTTATCAAAGAAGGACTGAGGTACGATCATGGCACGTAAACATAACATCATCGTGGTAGGCAACGGGCTGTTCGGCTCCATTGCTGCCACCTACGCACGCGCTGAGGGCCACACTGTGACAGTGGTCAGTGAAAAGCGCCCATATGCGGCCTCTGCGGCCTCGGGCTGCGTGTTGGCGCCCAGTTGGCTCAGTAGCCTCAGCAAGCCTGAAATTGCGGACTCCATGGCCGTGCTGGAGCACCTATACACGGTACACCCCATTGAGTTCAGCACCAACATACTCAAGAAGTTTAAAGCTCACCGCGTGGACCCTGCCGACGTACTGGTGCAGCCTGACATTGATGCCAAGGTGATCAGCGTAGCGGACGGTGTGGTCAAGTACGCTGAGCCGCATAGCGCCGGAACTCAGCGCGTAGGGACGTTGCGCGGGGACGTCCTGGTCGCTGCTGGTATTTGGTCGCAGGAGCTGATTACGGGCATGCCCCCAATCAAGGGCCTGTACGGAGCCTCCTTGCGCGTTCCCGGTGCGTTAAACGAGCCTAAGATTAACGTGTACGCTCCGTACCGTCAAGCAGTGGGCTTCAACATTGGGCGTAAGGAAATCTGGTTTGGCGACGGCACAGCGCTCATTCAGAACACTTGGATGAAGGAGGAAGCCGAGCGCATCAAGACCACTCAGGAGCGTGCAGCCAAGATGATGGGTATCAGCCCACCGCTAGTCAAGCCCAAGGTTCACATGGGCGCACGCCCGGTAGTGGAGGGACGCAAAGGCGGCTACCTGGAGCAAGTCAGCCCCAAGTTGTGGGTGAGCACCGGAGGCGCCAAGAATGGCACCGTACTGGCCGCCCTGCAAGCCATGATGTTTGTGGAGGCGCTCAAGTGACGGATACCACCCAAAAGTCCCTGGAGGACGCGCTGGCGGGATTAGCAGACGCTATGAAGACGCCTGAATTCTGGGCCCAGTCCGTGGGTGAGCTGATGACGCAGGCTATGAAGGCCGGATTCATCATCAAGACCGACTATTGCCTGGCCTGCCAGTGCCACCACATCGCCATTGGCCTCATTGCCGATAACCCTGAAGTACAACCTGGAGCCAAACATGACCATAGTATCCATTAGAGGCACCCACGGTAGCGGCAAGTCTACCATAGTGCGCAAAATATTGGACAAGTACCCGCACATACCGCACCAAAAAGTAGGCGCCAAGCGACCTGAAGGTTACTTGGTCAATCTGCCCAATGGGCGCAACCTAGCAGTGTTGGGTCCGTACCACACAGCCTGTGGAGGTTGCGACGCTGTGCAGCCCTACGTCACCATCCTTGATTTACTAGCAGAAGCCGCAGGGCATGGCTACGATGTGCTATTGGAAGGCGCCCTGGTCAGCTCCAGCTACGGTAGCGTTGGTCACGCCATGAATGAGCACGCACCAGACTCTGTATTCGCATTCCTGGACACCCCGCTGCAAACCTGCCTGGACCGTATTAAGGCCCGCCGGGCAGCCAAAGGCAATCACGAACCGCTTGACCCCAAGAACACCACTGTCAAGTTTGACAACGTAGCGCGCACCAAAACGCAGATGGCCAAGCTGGGCTCCTCAGTGCGCATTGTTGATATTGATCACACCAAGCCCACCCAGCAAATACTGAAGCTGTTCGGGGTGACTATACGCAAGGAGCTGTGATGGCTACGGACCTATATGAAGAGTTGGGCGTAGATAAGGAAGTTACGCCTGAAAGCCTGAAGGACGCCTTCCGCCGCCGGGCGCAAGCTACGCACCCTGACAAGGGTGGGGCGCCGGGTGAGTTTGAGGCGGTGAAGGCAGCCTATGAGGTGCTGTGTGACCCGGAGCGCCGCCGTACCTACGATGAAACTGGGCAGACAGTAGCGCAGCCTAGCGTGGAGCAGGAAGCGGAAAAGGTACTGGCTCACATATTCCAACAGTACCTGGACGCGGAGGAGGTGGAGGAGCCGGTCAATAGCATGCGCGAAGTCATCATTGACAACCGCAAACGCCAACGCAAACAGCTGGACTCCGCTACTCAGACCGCCAAGCGCCTACGCACTACGCTGCTGGGCAAGCTCAAGCGCAAAAAGCCTGGCAGTCTGCTACTGATCACCGTGTTGGAGGCCAAACTCCGCACCCTGGACTCCTCAGTGGCTATGGGTGAGCGCGGTATGCTGGTCATTGACAAGATGCTTGACATACTCAACGACTGGGAGTGCGTCGGTTACGTGGAGCCAGCGCCTGACACGTCCAGCCAGGAAGCGATGATGGAGTCCATCATGAACCAGTTCTTTACACAAGGGGATCCACGTGGCAAACGTCGCTAAGCTGATGAAGTTCATCAAGGCCCGCCATAGCATCTATGAAATGCGCGCCGCCGGTAAGCCTTGGCCCTGGACGGTGGACCCTATACTGCAGCAATATCGGTTTTGCAACGTGTACCGCAACCTGGACAAGGAGACCCAGCTGATTCACAACAACTGGTTGCACCCGTACGGCGCCAACAAGGACTTGTGGTTTGCCATGGTAGCGGCCCGGTTGGTTAACTGGTGGCCTAGTCTGAATGAAGTTGGATTCCCTCTGCCGTGGAACCCAAAGCGCTTCATTGCTAAGATGGACGCCCGTAAAAAGCGTGGCGAGAAGCAATTTACAGGATCATATATGGTGAGAGCAGACGCGGTGGTGGAAGGCTCTAAGGCTGCGTACTTGGCCCACTACGTGTTGCAACCCATGTGGGATGACCGTGTCAAGCTGCGCCCTAAGCCACTGGACACGTTGGACTCCTTTCACAAGCGCCTCATGGGCTGCCGTGACATGGGCTCCTTCATGGCCGCACAGGTAGTGGCTGATATCAAGTACAGCGAATACTCCCAGCTGGTGCTGGCTTCCGACTGGGGTACTTGGGCCGCCAGCGGACCCGGTTCACGCCGTGGGTTGGCCCGGCTCACAGACCGCAAGCTGAGCTACAACTGGAAGGAGTCCGAGTGGCGCGCAGTGTTCGCTGACCTGCATAAGGAAGTTGAGCCACTTGCCGCCGCAGCCGGATTGCCGTATATTACGGGCCAGGACCTTCAAAATTGTTTGTGCGAATACGACAAGTATCAACGTGTGCTCAATGGAGAAGGATTCCCCCGTAGCAAGTATCACCGTAACGATAACAACCTGGAGTAATCATGAGTCTGAAAGATGGGCCTATCCATAACATGCCCCGCATTATCACTGCCCGCAATGCGAATGACGCGCTACGCGAGGGCCTCTACTGGCTGGCCACGGCGGGCCTAGTAAACGACAGCCGCAATGGCCCCGTGCTGGTAGCGCCCGGCCCAGTGCTCACGCACTACACCCGACCCACGGAGCGCGTACTGTTCAGCGCGTTGCGTGACGCCAACCCGTTCTTCCATCTGTACGAATGCATTTGGATGATGGCGGGCCGTAAGGACGCTGCCAGCGTGGCGCAGTATGCCCGCACCATGGATATGTTCGCCAACGATGACGGTGACTTAGCTGGGGCCTACGGCGCCCGGTGGCGTCGTCACTTTGGCTTTGATCAGCTGACCAGTATCATTGACCTGCTACGCGGCGATGTTAAGAGTCGTCGGGGTGTGCTTCAGATGTGGGACGCCGTATTTGACCTGGCCACAGTGGGCAACAGCAAGGACGTGCCCTGCAACACCGCAGTGTACTTTGACGCCACTGACGGATTCCTCAACATGACGGTGACCAACCGCAGTAACGACATTGTGTGGGGTGCCTACGGCGCCAACTCGGTGCATATGAGCTTCCTGCAAGAGTTCATAGCCGCTGCTATCGGCGCGCCTGTGGGTAGCTATTACCAGTTCAGCAACAACTACCACACATATGTAGACCGTCCAGATGTGGCGCGGTTGATCAGCCCACGGGGGGCAGGTTACAACGTCAACTACCACAGTGACGACCGTTATGCTGCAGGTGTGAAGACCTACGCCATGAACCACGGCACGTTCGATTACCGCAAGTTTATACACGAGTGCGAACACTTGGCTGAGCACCCTTGCGACTCCAACGTGGGGTTCACACCCTTCCTCCACCACGTGGTGGTGCCGCTTATGCGGGCACACCGTGAGTACAAGTATGGGGATTACAAAGGTGCCCTGTACGCGGCCCAGGGTTGTCAAGCCAAGGACTGGCGTAGCGCGGCCACTGAGTGGCTGGAGCGTCGCGAATCTGCCCGTAACGCCAAGGTGGTAGCATGACTCACAACCCTAACCCGTTCAAGCAGTTGAACCTCATTCTGAAGGGTGGGCACGTGGTGCGCTTTCATACCAAACCAACCCTCAAGGAGGAAACCGTAGCCGAGCACAGCTACTTGGTGGCCTGGCTCACTACTATGGTGTTGCCCACCCTACCGCGTGCGGAGCTGCTATTGGCCGCACTGGCGCATGATCTGCCTGAGTACGTGCTGGGTGACTTACCCTCACCGGCCAAAAAGTCTATGGGGTTGGGTGACCTATACCGGCGGGAGGAGGACAACCTATTCCGCGCTGCGGGTATGCCCAACTACGAGGCCATACTCAGCGCCGAGGAGGCCGAGGTACTCAAGTTCTGTGACAACCTGGCAGGCTACCTCAAGTGCCGCTATGAGGCCCAGATGGGCAACCGCACCCTCAACCGGGTGATTGACAACTACCGCGATTACATCAACGCTCAAATTGAGAACAGCGTTACCCTGCCCAAACAGCGGTGCGAGCTGCTCATGGCCTACGCCAATTCCGAACACCTGCTCACTGAGGACGAATAATCATGAACGCTAAGAATTCTGAAGCCAACACTACGCAAGTGGGAGGAGCCCACTATAGGACCGAGTACCAGCACTGGGACCTGGTGTGGGATACTGGCATGGGCTACTTCCCTGGCCAGATCACCAAGTACGTCAGCCGCCACTCTAAGAAGAATGGCCTACAGGACGTGCGCAAGGCAGCCCACTTTGCCGCCAAGTACGCTGAGCTGCTGGGGGCTGATATCACTGATATGGCTATGCCCAAGACCGGCTTCAGCCGCACTGAGATTCTAATCAACCGCTACCGCTTAGCCAACCCGCACCTGGACTCCACTGAGCTATCTATTATCGCTATGATGGCGCACGCACACGACCACAACACCCTTGTACACGTGGTAAAGTTGATTGCGGATATGACAGGCGCGTATCCCACGGCAGGCTACGTCAACCAAGGAGACTAACATGCACATCACCCCCGCACCTATACCGCTGCCTGATATGCCCCACAATATGACCAAGCAGCAGCAAGTATTTGGGCTGTGCTACAACGCTGCTGAGGACACCTTAGTGCCCGCCCGGCACCTGTTGAACAACCAGATGATTGACTGCGCGCACGACGTAGAGCATGTGACAGCGGTACTGAACGGTGGCAAGCCCAACGGGTTTAGCAACAAGGAGCTACCGTACACGGCCCACGCCGTACAAAGCTGCGCCAGCATGGTCGCTGCTGTTCAGGCCGCCATGACGCTGGCCCCCATAGTATTCAGCCCCACCAGCGGATTTCACCACGCCGGGTTTGACTTCTGCGGTGGATACTGCACGTTCAATGGGCTGATTATGGCCATACTGCACAACGGGCTTCAACGGCACAAGGTAGCCATCATTGACGGTGACGGTCACTGGGGCGACGGCACTCAGGACCTGATTGACTTCCATAAGCTGAGCAATGTCAACCACGTGAGCCTGAGCCACAGCTCGGTGATGGGTAACCCGGACTTTGCCCTTGACGCCATCAAGGAGGCCCTGGAGTTGCGGCCTGACTTGGTCATCTACCAAGCTGGGGCTGACGCTCACGCGCTGGACCCGTATGGGGCAGGCTACCTGTCTGATATTGACTGGGACGCACGGGATGCGTTAATCTTTAGCACCTGTAAGGCGTATGGCATCCCAGTGGTGTTCAACTTGGCCGGTGGCTACAACGGTAACAAGACGCTTAACCTACACAACCGCACGTTCCTGACAGCGCTCCGCGTGTATGAGCCGGGATCGAGCCGCCTTTTGCACGTGCAAGACCGTCAGTTAGGAAGTTCTGGCCTATAAGGTCACCAGCCTGTACTCCTTGCGTCAGAGCATCGTTAGTGATAGCTGCCCGGCGCAGGGAGTCCAGGCCCACGGTCTGAGGTTGGCCAGTGGTGTCAGCTATGCCGTGAAGTAGACCAGTCATACGCTTGAAGTGGCCTGCGTCTACATCAGTGGAGGGCTGCCAACCACGGTCAAGCCCCAGCGAGTTCAACTCCGTCATCAATGCATCCGTATCGCCTCGGCCCATGTTATGGTAGTCCTTCAGGCCCTGAAGGGCTGTGTTGACCCGGTTGATAGTGGCTGGCACGGGTATAGCGTTGAGCAGACCAGTCTTGCCCTCCAAACCTAGGTCGCTGTACTGGTTGAACTGCTTCACAGTGGACTCAGGCCCTAGCTGCCAACCGTCCATCAGGATGCGCTTGCCGGCTTTGTCTCCATACTTTTCTAAGGCACCCGCCATCTGCATATTGCGCCTGTACATATTGTTGCCGCTTAGTCCTGTGGCGGTGTAGTTGGCTGCATCTGGTTGCGCCATGAGCCACTCATAGAAGGCTGGGTAGGCGTTCTTGGCTACGCCAGACCCCACCTCAGCGCCCATAGTATCAATGCCGTACATCTGTGTATGAGGTGTGAGCTGACCGCGCTTGATCATCCTGTTGATGATGCTGGTAACGTCAGGGTCGGCAGTCTGCGTACTATTAGCCAAGGAGCTAGCCGTATGCTGGGAGTCCATATACAGACCGTTGCCGTTGCCGGCGTAGTCTGGCACCGTCAGCCCAGGGCCTCCGGTGGTTGTCTGGTTGGTGTACTCCAACGGTATGCCATGCTTGGAGCTCAAAGCGGTTATGTCTGATGTGGGTATGACTTTACCAGTGGCAAAGTACCCTTTGGAGCCTGCTAGGGTTTGGTACAGATCACCCAGCGCACCACGGGCCTTAGCGCCCACCTCATTCATACCGGAGGTGTCTTTGATCAGCTCTACCAGCTTCAACAGTTTGGCGTAATCCATTGCGTCACTCCGTGTTGCGTTCAGCGTTGATAACCCCGGCAGCGGCTGGCGCTAGGTTCATACGGCGTACCAGCTCTGCCAATGCTCCACGTGGTTGGTTGAGGTAGTTCAGATCAATGCGTGGGTTGAGCGCCCGGCTTGTAGCGCTCAAGGCTCCATGCGTCAGAGCCGCAGCCGCCGCACCCCTCAGCACTTTACCGGCTAGGCTGGGGTGGTCAGATCCATCGTTGGAGCTCATAGCGTCACCGGCCAACAACGCACCCGCTGCGTCACCGGCCAGTATGGGGGCAGAATTCATCACGCTCTGCTTGAAACGCTGACCCAGTGAGGTAGGCGCGTTGGCCTCCATGCCCATGAACTGAGTGCCGAACTTGCTCAGGTCACTGAGTGTGGGGTCACCGCTGTTGAAAAAGTAGCTGTTAGGGTCCGTCACCTTGAGCTTGCGGGCCAATGTGGTGGGTGAGTAGTCTGACACTCCGTTGGACACCGGGGCAATTTGCTGCAGAGTCTTCATATTGCGCCACTGACGGTTGGCTTGTGCAAACGCCTCTGCGTCGCCGGGTCGCAGGTACTGGGACGCGTGATTCTGCACTGCGTCTGCCAAGTCACGGTATGCCTGCGCCGCGTTGTAGTCTGGTGTGTTAGTGACTTGGCCCTTATTCAGGGAAGTCAAGCTGGCACGGTTAGCCCCAGCGCTGTAGTCGCGTAGCATGTCCTGGTACTGGCGCCCAGTGAGTGTGCGGCCTTGCTGGGTGAGGCTGATCAGGCGGTTGACGGCGTCCTCCAGACCGCTGTCCGGTGCACCCGTAACGTTGTCATGCAGGTACTGACCGTGAATCTGCGCAGCGTCCTGGCCCAAGTTAGGTGTCAAAGGTATCCGCGCTGGGTTCAGGATGTTGTTGTACACCGTGCTCAAGTCGTTATGTGCGCCCGCAATGGCGCCGGGAATATCATCAGTGGTCTGCCCCATAGTGGAGTTAACAGCCCGTGTGAAAGCACTATTTTGATCTGCCACTTGACCCCGGCTCAGACCCGCAGTGCCCGCAGAGTCTAACTGCTGAGGGTAGACAGGTATATCATTCATCACCGCACGGGCCACTGACTGGCGCTCACCCGGTGTGGCCGTCTTATTGAAGCTGCCGCGCAGCAATGGGCCTAGGCTGGTGAGCGCGTTGCCCACCGTGTCACTGACTGCCTGCGCGCCGGGTATGTTACGCTCTGCCCAGCTCAACCCACCCTTGATGCCGTCAGTACCAGCGCCCACAGCCTTTTGTAGCAATGGGCCCAGTACGGCGCCAGTGGCTACGTTCTCACCGCGTTCGCCTTCGCGCGTTGTGGGGCTAAGCGCACTCAGGGCGCCGCTACTCACCGCCGTGGGGCCATAGGTGGCTACCGCTTGAGCCGCACTGGGCGCCATCAAGGCGGCGCGGCTGCCCACGGCCAGGGGCACTGCCTTGGTAGCTAGATTGGCTACGGCGTCGCCAGGCAGGGCTAGGCTCACCGCATTAGCGAACATATTGCCCGCTATACCAGCGCCAGTCTTCATGAGTGGAGCGTCCAACTTGGCACGTGCCTTCTCACCCTCATAGTCCGGGTTGATTAGGTCCACTCCGTCCGGGTTGGCGGCGCTATGCGTCAGGCCACGGGCCAGCGGGTTGACTGCTGCGGCTGCCAGCTGGCGTACACCACTGCCTGTGTCACTGAAGAACTTACCGGCACCAGCGAGGAAGCGCTCCGTACCCTGGCCAGTCTTAATGCCTGTGTCAAATGGGCCCAATTGCAGCGTACTGCCGCCCTCGCTAGGGTCTACACCTTTAGCGCCGGGTGCCGCCGGTGTGCCGCCGGGTATATCAGCGGGGTCAACACCACCCGGTAAGGTATCAGCCACTGCGGAGCCCGCAGGCATGGCTGCGGTTACGGCATCAGTGTACTTCTTAGTAATTGGGGAGCCGTTAAAATCACCGCGAGCAGCTTTAGAGTTCGGGCCTGCATGGTAGGCTGCAGCAAGTATAGACGGATTGGTAGAGCCAAGTTTCGCTGCATTCTGCGCGTTGTATTGAGCTGAGGCTGTGATACTTTGAAGAGGGTCCGTGGGGTCCGTAACGCCGAGTAATTTTTGCGTGCTCGGCATGAGCTGCATAACGCCTTGTGCACCTTTGGGGCTGACCTGGTTGGAGTCGCTACGCTCGCCCACGTTCTTCAACGCTAGCATGTACCCGGCGGGCAGACCGTACTTGGCGCCTTGGCGCTCAGCGTAGTCATCCAGTATGGGGTGGTCATACGGCAACGCGGCGCGGGCCTCCGGCGGCAAGTCTTCAAGTTGAACCATATCAGTCATGCTGCACCTTATTGAATGGGGCCAGACACTTCACGTGGACCCATGCGGCGTGCACCGGGTAACGGGCTAGCGTAACGCCAACCGCCGGGAGCAGAGGAGTCCCGCACCACAGGCTTAGCCCCAGGCCGGGCTTGCATAGCGCCGCGCTCCCACATTTGGGCGTCAAAGGCTGGGGCAGCTACTGGGGCAGGCGGTGCCGGTGCGTCTGGCGTAGGGGCTGGCGTAGGCGTGCCCACGGGCTTCACTACTGGCGCCGGGTTGGGTCCGCCGTTAGGGTTGCCCCCAGGGGTCAGGTCCCCATACTGGCCCGCTGTGAGGCCCTTGGCTTGCTGAACTTCCCATGGTACGTCAAAGGCGTGCACCGAGTATTTACCAGGATCCGTGTTCTGAAGGTATTTGCCCCAACCCTCATACTTGGCCAGAGCATTTTTGTAATTGCCGGTGGTGAACTCCTGGAACTTACGGAAAGCCTCGGGGTCTTTCACCGCACCCAGCGCTAGCCCATTGATCACTTTGAACTCGGCTTGGTTCACGCGTCCGTTGCTGGTACCATCCGGATTAGTCAGCATGGACTTGACCTGAGACAGCGACTCCTGACCTTGTAGGGACTCAGCAAATTGTTGAGCGCTGACACCGTCCGCTTTGCCGTCAGGGGAGCTGAGGGCTTGGGCAAACTTGTTGATAGTGTCGGAGGAGGCGTTAGGGAAGCGGGCCGCCACATCCTTCAACGCTGCGGCAAACCCACCTGTTATACCAGCGTATTTGCCCGGTGTGAAGTCTTTCATCTGGTTAGACACAGCGTTGACCCGTTGCAGCATCTGGTTATAGGTGCCCACTGTATCACCCAGCGCGGCGCCGTAGCCCTTGATGTCGCCCTGGCCCGCCTTAGCAGCCTCCATAGCGTTGGCGGTGGGGTTAGCGCCAGTGCCCACACCTCCATTGCTATCGCCCAACGTACCCACGGTGCCGAGGGCCGGGTTTTCCGCAGTGGACTGGCCTGCTGCGTTCTTGCCCGCCTTGGGCAACCCAGCTTCAGCTGGTGCGCCGCGCAAGCGCAACTGAGCCAGGAAGTCCGGGTTGAGCGCACCCGTGGCCGGGTCTGCAGCCCCATCAATTTCAGAGTGGTGGCCGCCAAATATAGAACCGGGCAACCCATACATACGCGCCACATTGTTCACCGTAGAGTGAGCCTGAGCCGCTGTGACGGGGTTCTGGCCCGCGCCTACCTGCAATGCCGACAAAGCAGAGTCCACCTTGGGGTTGACTTGGTTGAGGGTTTCCTGCATCATCTTGGCATAGCCCAAATCATTAGACCGCTGCTGGGTCATAGCTTGCATGATCATAGGGATGTAGGCCGCTTTGAGCTTGTCTTGGTTCTCACGCGCAGATACTTGCGCAGCCATGGCATTACTCATGCTCTGGCCGGGTGCGCTGTAGGGCGCCGTGGCTCCGGCCCAAAAGGCTTTGTCCTCAGTGAGATTGCTACGCGCCGGGTCAATCAGGGCGCCCAAAGCACCACCGAAGTCACTACCGTCCCCACCGCCATACGCCAGCCCACGGGCTACGTCACGTCCACCGGCAGACGGTGCCGTGTCATCTACATTGTCAGCTAGAGCGCCCATGAGGTGCCTCCCTTATTTGATTGCAGTACCCAACGCACCCACTTGAGTCAGAGGGCTGGCGCCGTACTGACCGCTGGCAGCCGTACTAGGTGAGTTGGTCGTCTGCGCGGCGGTTTGGGGCAGTTGCAGGCCACGCACCACGGAGTTGAGGTTGTTGAGGTTGTTCCAGTCGAACTGGTTGGTGTTGACGTCGTTGGTGTAGCCCGTATTGAGCTGCTGTTGAGTGAGGGCTTGCTGTTGAGAGCCCACGGCACCCAGCTGCTGAGCATCCTGCAGGTTGAGGTTAGCCGTAGACTGACCCAACGCCCCCAGGGTGGAGGCGGCTGATTGGTCGGCTGCGGTTTGTAACCCGGCCCCTTGCAGATCAGCGCTGCCTTGCATTTGCTGTTGCTGCTGGGCACGGTTAGCGTCAGCACTAAGGGCGCCTTGGGCTAAGCTGCCCGCATTCAACGCAGTCTGTGCCTGCAAGGATTGCTGCTGTTGTTGCCGTGTAGCGTCTGCGCTAAGTGCACCTTGAGTTAGGCTGCCGGCATTCAACGCGGTCTGGGCCTGCAGGGACTGTTGCTGTTGTTGCCGCGTAGCGTCTGCGCTAAGTGCGCCTTGAGCTAAGTTGCCCGCGTTCAGCGTAGTTTGCGTTTGGAACTGTTGCTGAGCTTGTTGCCGGGCTGCGTCCGCGCTGAGGGCACTTTGGTCTAGAGTACCTGCATTCAGTGCCGTCTGCGCTTGCAAGGACTGCTGAGCTTGTTGTCGGGCTGCGTCGCTACTTAAGGTGCTAGAGACCATATTCCCCGCACCCAACGCTGTATTGGCCTGCAGTTGCTGCTGCTGCTGAGCGCGGGCTTGGTCGCTAGTGAACATACTCTGGGCGTTGGTGTATCCGCTATTCAGAGCGGAGGCCACTTGACCGTTGATATCCGTGGAGGCGTCCCGTACTGTGCGCCCCAAAATATCCGCATTGCGGGTAGAGCCAAACTGGCCTGAGCCTAGAAACTGGTCCTGTACGCCGGGTATTAGGTTTTCATTCAGGTTACGCAACCCCAGGCGCTGGATGTTGTTGACCACGTCGTTAGTGTATGGGCTCATATATTGGTTGGCCGCATTGGCGTCCCAAGTGCCCGTACCGCCTGCCGCAGCCCCCACCGCCATGCCCCCGTAGCCCATTGCGGCGCCGCCAGCATTCTGAGAAGATCCAGCTACGTCCCCTATGGCAGAGTTACCGTAACCCGCTACTTGGCCCGCTGTAGTCTGCGCAGGACCGTTAGACTGGGCCATAGCTGCGTTACCATAGCCTGCTACCTGACCAGCAGTGTTCTGCGCGTCGCCAGCTACACTACCCATAGCCGTGTTACCGTAGCCTGCTGCCTGACCGGAGGTGTTCTGCGCGTCGCCAGCTACACTACCCATAGCCGTGTTACCGTAACCTGCTACCTGACCGGAGGTGCTTTGGGACGGACCACCTACAGCGTTGATACCCTGCTGAACTAAGCCTGACGCGTCGCCTTGAATAGAGCCTGCTGCCGCAGTGGCTGAATTCATGTCTGGCGCCCAGGAGTTCTGGTTGTTGCGCACATCCTGAAACGCCTGAGTCTGGTCCCCGTTGAAGCCAGCTACGCTCTGAGTGGGTACGGGGTTAGCAGACTGATCACCCGCAATTTGTGTCGCCTTGCCTGCAATGCCGCTTAGGTACTGTTGGTACCATGTGGGCAACCCGTTGGATGCCGCTGAGGACGTGTCAACCGAATTGGGTTGTGTACCCTGAAACAGGTAGCTCAAGTCTTGTGCCATGATTACTTGGCTCCTTTAACGGCAGCCAGGTAGTGCGCGGGTGCCTTGGCCTTAGGGGGAATTTGATCAGCTGGTGCAGAGCGTTTTTGACGGCGCAGTTCCTCCCGCCACTTGTCAAGTATGGCAGCTCCGGCCTCATTGTTACCGTCGCCCAGGGAGCTCACGGAGTCGGCATCGAATATGTACTCCCCAGGGCTGACGTGGGCTTTGACTAGGTCATCCTGGCCGCCTGTATCGCCGCGCACATAGTGTCCCAACGCACCGGGGCTAGCATGCACAGCGTCATTATCCGCAACGGCCCCACCCACAGCGTATCGGGGTGAAGCCACTAATGTGGCCGCCGCGCTGGGCGCCTGCGTGTGGCGCTTGTATGGGCTATTGAAAAACGCGTCCGCAGCTGTTTGGCTGGCGGGAGTAAACGTGTCATACGGCCCCTTCAGCGAGGCCTGTAGCTGAGCGGCAGACTTTTGATTCTGTGGGCCCATAAGCGTATTCAGTACGTTGCCCACACCGTACACAGACTTGAGGATTTTATTGAACGTGTCTGGGTTGCTGTAATCAATGGAGCCGTCTTTAGAGGCTATGCCCATACCTTGAAGCACCTTGCTCAGTACGCTTGACTCTGCAGGCTGCTGCTGATTGGTGGAGCGCACACCCTCTTGGCCTGCGCCATAGGCTTTATACTGGTCAGCCACAGACATATCACTATTGGGCGCAGGTACGTCGGCCGGCATTGAACCGTTACCGCTCATTGAACGGTACTGCGCCAACTGCTGGGCCAAGGCCCCCAAATCCTGCCCACCCTGAGTGGTTGCAGATTGAATCTGAGATGGGTCCGCCACCCCGCCTGTGGGTGACCCAGCAGACGAAGAATACGTGGGGGCCGAGCCGCCTGCAGCAGGGTCGCCGCCTGTGTACGTGGGCGCCTGCGTATTGTCAGTTGTAGGTGCGGTGGGTGTAGCGCCCGCATTGGCATTGCTGCCCGTAGTGTATCCATTGTAGGATCCGCCGCCACCAGAACCGGAACCGTCGTCCATCCAGTACCCGCTGCCGTCTCCACCGTCTACCCATATCATTGCCATAATCTGTACCTCATGCTAATGTGCCTATCAAGGCGTGTGCCCAGTCCGCCCAGCTGCTAAACCCCTGCGGGTCTGGGGCCTGGGTGCCCGGCATACTTCCGTTACAAAAATTCGTGGCCCACGTTTGCCACATAGCGTCGTCATTAGGAGGTTGGGGTAGACCGTAGTCTGACAGCTGCTCTACAGCTACTGAGGCCCACTGGGTGAATTGTAACTGATCCGGCTGTGGGAGGAAACCGTAGTTGGGCACCACAGCCATAGCTAGGTGCTCCCGCGCTCATCACCCGGCTCAATTTTAACCAGGGTTTGACCCAGCTGGAAGAACCCACCCAGCGTATCGCTAGTGACTTTGATTTGCAGAATACGCTCCTGTACCCGTGGGCTGATAAACGGGGTGCCGTTGGTTACGTTGTCTGAGCTGAGCGTATTGTAGGGCTGCTCTGCGTAGCTCTTACCCAACACAGCTATATTGAGGTCACCCACCTGGCCAAAGTCTGGCTCAATGCGCGTGACGCGTGTCATGGTGTCAAAGGTCTGAGGCGCATCATCAAACGGTCCCCCCACGGCCAGCCCAAAGTTACACGTGGTGAAGCTGGCCTGAATAGCGTTGACGGTCTGGCCAGTTACTTTGTCCGTGCCGCTTTCATGCCGGTACACGCTGGTGAGCGTTTGCGCATAGGTGGCGCCAATAGTCTTGGCTGTAGCGCCACTGGTACCTGTGACAGTCTCAGCTGCGTTGAAGGTGCCGCTCACGTTGACCAGGTTCAGTAGCAGCTCCGTGGACCGCGCTACCGTACCGCTGGCGCCGCTGGTACCGCCGGTGGCTAGTTGGCCGGGTACAAAGCCTATGGTCATGCTAGTGAACGTTATAGCAGTGCCTGCACCAATGCTGATAGTGGCCGTGCCGCTCATGACCACCGTAGTGCCCGTGAAGGAGCTGACCGTGGCGTTGGCGGGTAGGCCGGGTATACCGCTGATCTTCTGCCCATTGGCTACCCCTGTGGTACTGGTAAAGTTGAGCGTGTTGTTACCAATGGCGGTAGAGCCGCTAGTGGCCAACATCAGCCCGATGGGCAGGGCCGTGGTGGCCTGGTAGTCCTCATCCCCCGCCCACACCGGGCGCTGAAACATCTGTACAGAGCTACCTGCAGAGCGTGTGGCGCGTGCATCATACCACGTGTTCTCATTGTAGTTGAATATGATAGCATCGTTGCACTCGGTGTCCGTACCGCGTGGGTAGAACCACCACACCTCACCAAACCGGGTGATGCGTGTGCCCCACACCTTGTTGCGGTAGGCGTAGTTCAAGTTTTCAAAGAAGTAGTTGCAGTTCATCTGGTTTGGCAACTCTTGCACAATACCATTATAGAACAGGAAGCGGTCCGTACCTACCCAGTAGAACTTACCGTCGGCCTCAACAATAGTCTTTTTACCCAGCACGCTTACCGGGTCAGCTAGGGTGTCATAGCTGAATAGCTGGGTGCCGCCCACAAAGCTCATACGGATTACTGAGTCCAGCGACCAAAACAAACCTGCGGGTGCCTGAGACCCGCCACGTATTGGCGCACCATGGATAATCTTGGTCCCTGCGGGGTTTGCGCTGTTTGCATAGCCAGTGCCAGTAGTCCAGCCGCTAGCGGCGCTGAAGTCGTTGGCGTTACTATTGCGGATGAGTCCATTGCTGCCATAAACCACGAGGAACGGTTGAAGTACACAAACACCTCCGCTAGTGAGTATGGGGCCGCTACCGTCCGCCACAGTGATCAACGGTACATTATCGGCTATCCCCCCGCTATAAACTGGGCCTACAGCGTCGCTAGTGACGTCTAGCAAGTCCGGTGTGGCCGCTGCAACCAGCGCGGCGTAGGCCCCCCCGGTGGAGCTGTACATGACGTCGTGGCTCCATGTGTAGGCGTCACTGGCGCTGAAGCCCACGGGGGTGCGGTCTATCAGGCCTGTACCGCTAAGGTTACTGAGCAGCTGGCGTTGTATGCCCCACTTGCCAAAGTAGTGTGCCGTAGTGAGGCCGTTACGGGAGTCCACAAACACTGACCTGATGGGCGCATTTAGCTGACCGCTGAGCTGGGCGTAGCCGCCAATTTTGCGCGGCCTACCACGTTGAAACCGGGTCCACACTACATCAGAGTAGAAGGGGGAGTCCAAGTCCGTGCCGTCGCGGCGCACGCCAGACTGGCTTTTGAGGGTGAATAGTGAGTCAGGCATCAGTTAACCCCGGCTCACAACTTCATTGCGGTCACCCAAGCGCTCGGCGGTCTCAGTCAGCATGCCACCCTTGGCCTCATTGTAGTGGCCGGTCCACTCCTGTACCTTAGCTGCGTTCTTAAGCCAGATTTGCGCCTCCAACACTGTGGCGTAGAGCAACACCTGCGGCGCGTTGATAGTGAGCCAGTTGACCTGGTTGTTGGAGTCCAACGGCTGCAGCCGGGCGTAGTAGTTCAACTCAAACTCATAGGAGGCGTCCGGTGTGGCAGCCAGTAGGAAGTTGGTGAAGTTGTAATCCGCATAGAACCGTGGTGGGTTAGTAGCGCTGGCCAGGGGCCAAAAGTTCTTGAGGTACTCCAGCGAGCGCAACCGCAGCGGCAGCCAACCTTTTACGGGGTCTTTGTAGTTGAAGCTAATGGTCTCACGCCAGAAAGCGGGCTTGGCCATAGTGGGTGTACCGGCTACCATGCTGCCCTTCACCACGGACTGAAACCCTTGCTGCTTCATATCAGTGGCTATGCGGTTTTCTGCTAGCATGATGAACCAAGGAATTTGTGACGCTGTGGCTGCGTCGTTGCGCTCCAGGTAGCTGGGCAGCTGAGCTATCAGCGTGTCAAAGGTCAGTACGGCGGCATTGGTCATTTGGGCCACGCATTCATTAGGGTTTGGGCGTCGTCAGCGTGGCCTTGAGCTGCGCGTCCCAACGCTCGATATTGATCCTTACAGTCTCCGAATACTTCTGCAAGGGTTGCGGTGTAGCGACGGTTGGCGTCGACGTTACCGTTGGCGCTGGCGGTGAGGACGGCTTTAAGGGTGCCGTCCAGCACCCGGCTAGAGTTAGCAGCGGCAGCAGCAGCCACGTTGGCCGCTTGAATACTCTTGGCAGCTTGAAGTTCAGCATCGTCCTTCTCCTTTTGGTATTGCGCCTTGAGAGCAGCGGCAGCGCGTTCATCCGTTAACTTCTGCTCCGTCCACTGGGCCTGTACGCGGTCTGCGCCTATGGCCTGTTGCATCGTAGTGTCCCAGTGCCGTAGCCAAGCTGCACCCGCTATCAGGGCTGCAACCACAAGGGCGTCCAGGACGTATTTGTACGGGCCTAGCAGGTTCATGACTTGGGCTCCGTGTCCTTTTTGGCCCAAAGTGCCGCACCGTGGGCGCCTACCACACAGGCAATGCTCTGGCCAAACGCTACCAGATCCAATGCGCCTTTGGCCCACACAATATGTACACCGGCTATAATGACGGAGCCCAGGCTGACAAGCCAGGACCACCGGCCAATGTCGTGCGTCTGACCATCGGCCCCCGTGACCAAGTCTTTCAGCCAATTGCTCATACGTCTATACTCCGTATAAATAGGGATTCTTCATTGTCCCGGCGTACTACTAGGCCGTTCATACGTCGTCCTCCGGCCAGGACCCAGTCATCAAAGTGCTTGGAGGCGCCCATGTAGTCGCCCGCGTTGAGTAACCGAAGTAGAGTTGAGGATCCAAAATGGCCCTCACCCACGTTAAATACAAAATCCACCAGGGCATCAAACTCTCCTTGCGTCAGTGCAACTTTCACAAGGCGCTTCACAGCTGCTACTGCGGCGCTCACGTCGTCATGCAGGAGCTGGTAGCCTTGCTCCTCACTGATGACCATTCCTGGGTAGACGTCAGGCCCAGTATGGCCTACCCCAATAGTCCACGGGGAGTCACCAGTGCCGGGGTCAGGGTAGGCGGCTAGCCGCATAGACTCGGAGGCTATGGTCAAGTCCAGCCCGGTACGGTCGTAGTCAAGTTGATCATTCATTTGTCGGCCTTTCCGGCAAGTCCCGTGTGTATAGCAGTAAGCAGCTCCCTGTGTCGGTCCTCACTACGGTGGGAGGCCTCCTCCAGCTTATCAAAAATCTTACCAATGTGGCCGCGCTGTACCGTCAGCTCAGCCATCAGTTTTGCATCCTCCTGGACCACAAAGCTGCGGGTCTCCTTGACCTGATCATCAATGTGGTACATGATACGGTCATTCAGCTTAGAGCCGCTGTCTGACATTTGCTTAGCTAGCTCTTCATGAGCCTTACGCATAGCCTCTTGGGTGGTGCGTATGGCCTCATGCTCCTTATCATTCTTGTTCCACGCCCAGGCCACTAAAGCAAACACTGGCGCTGATAACCATGAGGCTACGTCCTTGAGTATGGTGAACACGTCGGTGTCTGGTAGGGCCATGGGTCGGGTCCAATACTGTAGGTTAGGGCAAAGTAGGCTCAGGCGCTACGGGTGTGGCGGGTGACAGCTGAGGACCTACTTGGCCGCGTATTTTGTTGATCAGGTCACTCACCTGTACAAAGGGCAGCTGGCCCAAAGCGGTGAGTACGCCGTTGACCTCATTGAGGGTGATACTGAGGTTAAGAACTTTGTTTGTGTCGTCCATTGCGGATAACTCCTAAAGGTTGGTTGAGGGAGCTGCTATTGTAGTGAATTCTTACTTGGAGGATTCGCGTATGAGTTTGAAGTTGTTATACACCACGTAGGCGTACCCAACGCACAGGGTATACAGCACAACCTGGATAATGCCTGCTTGTTGCCAGAATAGGAATGCAGCAAATCCAGCTTTTAGCACCAGCATCACGGGTAGTACGCCGAATATTTTGAACAGCGGGTTCATCATGACGTTGGACTCAACCAAGTTCGGGTTACGCAGGGCAATGACGGTACTGATCATGTCAAGGGCTTGCAGGGCGATAAGGATGTAGAGGGGGTAGTTCATTTTGATTCCAGTGCGGTTAGACGTGCGGTGAGGGCTTCGATCAGGGCTTGCTGCTTTTGGATGGTCGCACCCATTCGGCAGATCAATCCGGTGTAGTTGACTTGCTGATAGATCGGGAATATCTGGTCCTCAGTCACCGCTGCAACTGCTGGAGTTACTTCGACGCCTTCGGCATCAAGCACTGCTGCTACTGCGGGCGCGATTTCGATGATTTTGGTCAGTTTCATTTGTTGCTTTCAGAGTTGATTAAATAGTCCAACCGAGTGCGGCCATGTAGCTCGATGCGCCATCGACCTCGGTCGAGAATTCGGTCTTTTGGTCGGCGGTGTAAGCCCTGCGCTCAAAGGTCTCGGAAATAACGACGCCGTCCTTTAGGACTTGGTTTGCCCATTGAACCTGTGCGGCGTTTTGAGCGGGGAGGATTGCAACTTGTTTGAGTACGCGGGTTTCAGTAATAGTGGACATGGTGGTTCCTTAGGAGGTCATATAGGTAAGAGAAAATGACATAGATACTGTTGCCGAAACTGCTATGGAGCAATAGACGGTGGCGGTTGTTGGGTTGCCATTTACACCGGAAATAGCAGTGCCTGAGGCATTAACTAGCGCGCCTACAGGAAGTCGTCCCTGTGCTAAGAATGGCAACCCGTTGCATATAATGGCTGATACGGTAGCGGAAACCGATGTGCTGCCCGTAAGAGTGCCGTGAACAGTAACGAGATTGCCGATCTTGGTATATGACCCGCTTGAAGTGAATGCGCCAACAACCGTTAACCCGCCGCCCTGCGTCGGCGTCCACGTTCCTTCCTCGTAGTCGTCGAGCGTGTTCGGGTCACTGCTTGCAAGCTGCGTTGATGGAAACGCCACCCCTGTACCTGCTGCGCTAGTTGCGCCTTCTAGGGCTAGGGTTGTGCCTTTGCCTACTGCTAGGGATTGCGTGAATGTGATTGGGTTGCCTGCGGTGCCGCTGGGGGCTGTCCAGAATCTATGTTCTCCGTGATATGTCTGATACATATTGGCGTAACCAGTATTCTTATAGTTCTGTACGCCAGTCGAGTCGCGGTATGCGTTATTGCACAATTCCACCGCGTCGTTGGTCGCTGTAGCACTTGAGAGCGATGCGTTTGTGGAGATTTGCAATGCTTTATAGGTCGAGTACCACGCACTCGGCGTAACCCCTACGCCGAGGTTTCCGGAGGTGTCTAGGGTGGCTTGACTTACATTATTAACCGCCCAAGAGTACCCCTTCCCGGTTGGCACATTATTTGTGAAGAAGTCACCCACACCAGTAGCACCGCTATTTACGCCAGCTTGTATGTAGGCATCAGTAGCCCACCCGGCAGGCTTAAAGTGATACTCGGGGTAGGTTGCTGTGATTGAAACTATCCCCGTCGCACTCAGCGACCCTGTAACTGCGAGGCCGGTGGTTGAGAAGTTGCCAACTGTTGAACCCGCAGAACGAACGGCAATAGTCGAGCCATCCAGCGAAAGCGTAGTCAGTGTGCCGCTGTTATTTGAGTAAGCACCCAGCACCCCACCGCCAGAGTAGTAGATATACAAACCCTGCGCAACAGGGAATGATCCAATACCACTGCTAACTGCGATGAATGGAGCCGTACCGTAGCTGGTTGCACTCAGCGTAGTAAATGCGCCAGTGCTTGGAGTCGTTGCGCCAACGCTTCCGTTCAATGCGCCGGACGTGCTGGCTAGGGATGTGAACGCGCCAGTGCTTGGAGTCGTTGCGCCAACGCTTCCATTCAATGCGCCGGACGTGCTGGTTAGGGATGTGAACGCGCCTGCAAACGCGGTGTCACCCCCAATGGGCCCGTTGTAACCGTTGCTGCTGAACGTGCCCGCGTTCACACCACCCGCGCTTACGGCCACTGTTACGCTTGTGGGTGCGTACAGCCCGTTGTTGATTGCGGCTATACCCAAGCTGGGTACGCTGACGCTACCGGCCAGCAGTAGGAGTGACGTGATACCGGCTACGGCAGTGGAGGCGTTGATCACGTTTACACCATCACAAAATACCACCGCATTCTGCCCATAGGGCAACACTAGGGTAGCGCCCGGCGTTGGGCTCTGAATGGTGAAGGTGAACCCGCCCAGTACCTGGTTGCTGATGTAGTAGACCTGCACAACGGAAGGGAGTACAACCGTGTTAGCGCTGACCGCCGTGCCGCTGTAGGTCTGCACAACGTTGGAGGCCTCCGTCAGGCTCAGCGTGGTGGTACCGCCAGTGACATTCTTGAGCAACTGTGTGAAGTTGAACTGCGTGTTGCGGCCGCGCCCTACGGTATACCAGTTGGCCACACCCGCTTGAAAAAAGCAGCTCTCATTCACCTGCAACACAATACTGGCCGACCCGTCAATCAGCTCACCGCCCGTGCAAGCCAGGGTCAGGGTGCCGGTGCCTTGGTTGCGGATTTCCATAAAAAAGTCGTTGCTTACCGTGCTGCTTAGGGGCAGAGTGCACGTGATAGCGCCGCCAATATTCACGTACATCTTGGCCCGGTCAGCGCTTGTAAACGTAGTGCTGGTGCTGATAGTGGCGGACGGTGTACTTTGGTTCAAGGTGGCGCCAATGGCCTTCAGGCCGCTACCCGCCAACGCAGAGGCGTCAGGTGAGCTGGCCCCCACCGCAAACAGCATGGAGCGCCAAGTACCGGCTGCCGTGGTGTTGTCTGTCAGGTAGATATACCGCTGTTGGCCTGGGCTAATTACGGCAATGGGTGAGCCGGTGGAGTCCTGAACGGTGTAGCTGTAGGCGCCGGGGTTGTTGAAAAACACGTCCTGACCCGCGCCCGCCTGTAGCGCTACGGGCAGCAGTACTGCAAAGCCTACACCCGTAGGCGTGACGTCCATGATGCGGGCCAGGGGCTGCTGCACGCCGGTAGCTAGCGCAGGCCAGAAGGTGCTTATATTGGCGCTCAACGCCAGCGGCGCATATGCTACTACGCTGGGTTGAACCGGGCTACCGCCAAAAACGTCTGTAAAGCTCATGTTACAGGCCCAGACCTTGGATGACGGTCATTTTGACGCCTGAGCCCGCAACAGCTACGTTGAGCCGTACAGCCCGGATAGGCGACGTCAGGAACTGGTCTTTGTTGGTGGTGGAGCCGGTCGGTATGTTGGTCAGCTGGCCAAACACCACGGGCGCGTTGACCGCGTCAAACGGATCATCATATGTGTAGTCCACGCCGTATGTGGCGCCGCCTAGGTTGCGGCAACCGACGGAGCAGCTGAATGGGTTCTGGGTCACGTCTAACGGGATCCAAGCGCCCGCTGTTACTGTGGTGACGGTTTGGTTGACTGGGCGCATGGCGGTGAACTCCTAAAAAGAACTATGCAGTGTTGTCATTCCAGTTAGCGGGGTCATTCAGCGCGTCGTTAGGCGTGGTGAGTGGTTCCTCGGGGCGTGGATACAGGATATCAAGTTTGTCATTGGCGCGTGCAGGTAGCCGCCAAGGGTCATAGTCGTCTACACAACCATATATACAGACGCGCAAGCCGGGTGAGTTGGGGTCGCTGACTAGCTCAGCAATCTTCCGTTTGTTCTGACACCGTCCGCACACCCCAATAGCAAGACTGGCTTCACCCAGCGTGTTGAGGTATGTTGGCATTGCAACTAGCCTTTAGTATAACCACGGATGGCCGGAGCCAAGCGGATAGGCGCTCCGTCGCTTTCACCATCAGCGGCGCGGTTGAGGTGGTACTCGGCCTTGGCCTCAAGGTACTCCAACCGGCCTGGTGGTAACTCGCCAGCGGGCAGCTCCACGGCAATGCGCGTAGACCAGGCAAAAATCACGTACTCATACCAGCGCTGGGGCACCTCAATGAGGTTGTTCAGTGAGCCGACGTCCTGAATCTGGCGGTGGTATTGCAGATAAATCTGATCCGCAGTGTTAGGTACGGGCCACAACCACAGCTGGGGTTGAATCTGCTTATCGTACCAATATTGTAGGCTCTTGTTGGACTGGAACGTCTTATTGGGCAGGCTGAAGTAGTCGTCCTTGTTGAACGGCGTCATAGGCACTTCAGAAGGCGTATTGCTAAACACCAACGCGCTGTAGGCGGCCAACACCCCGGAGGTGTCCCGCACGCGCCAGTACTGAGCCGCGCCCGTGTAGTTCAAGTCCTGCGCCAGGGCGGTGCCCGCAGCTACGGCTGACTGCTGAGTCAGGAATTTGGCTGCTTGAACCCAAGTGGTGCCGTTGCTGGAGTATTCCACAACCAGAGCTGGCGTATTGCTGGCGCTGAAGGTAATTTGCACGTTGGTTGGGTCAACGGCCACCCCAAAGTTAAAACCGGACCAGCCTGCACCGCTAATGGCAGCTCCACCTGTCAAAGGGGTCTGCGTGCGGTAGTTGAGGTTGAGAATATCGCTCACGCCGGGCGGCACGCCGTACACGGCCACTCCAGGTATCAGGGGCAGCGCGGCCTCCTGAATGCACCAAAGGCTGACCCCGTCATTGACGAGGTCGGTAAGAAGGAAGAAAAGGCTCTCCAACGCCGCTGCCTGCAGCTCACCGCTCACAGTGCTGGGCATTTTGCCGCAGCGCCGTACAGCGTGCTCCATGAGCGTTGTAACGTCTACAACCGTGGCGCCTACCGTCCCGCTTGTGGTGGGTGATGTTGCCATGTTGAAGAGCCTTTCTAATGCAAGTTAGACTTGCGTATTGCCGAACATAGTAGCGTAGTTCAGGTTGTTGGAGCTGATGCTGTTAAACATCGGTAACGAGCTGAAGATAGCCACACGTTTGCTGGTAGCCCAGTTGGCCATAGTACCGTCCCAGTTGGAAGCCGACTGCAACGCATAGGTGCCGCGCACGTCGCCAGTGGTAGTGGTAGCGGGCGTGGTCACGTCTGCTACGGTCCAACCAGTGTTGACGGTGACAAAGGCGCCTGCCACAAACACGTCCATATACTCCCAGAAGTCAGCACGGAAGTTGATACCTAGAATGTCCGTAGTGCCTACGCTCAGCGTGTGGCCTGCGTCCGTGGTGCCTGGCGTGACGCTCACAATGTACTTGAAAGCCTTCCTGCCGTTAGTCGTGACGCCTGTAGCCGCAGTGATGGCCTCGGTCATGGGCTGACCGTACACATCGTAGCCCTTCACAGTACACACGTTAGAAGTAGAACCGGCATTGCCAGTAATACTCACAGCGCGGCAGATGCCTTGGCTGGGGTCAAACAGTGCGATGGTGCCCGCTGTCACAAACGGCCAAGCCGCGTTGAGCGTCGGGTGGCACGCGCCAACCTTGCAAGCCGCGTTGGTAGCTGTGGCTACGTCTGCCATAGTGATAGTAGTAGCGCCCGGAGCCACAGCAGCTGCCACCGTAGTGAACAAGTTGCCTGTTGCGCCTGTGCCGTTACCACCTGCCACAATGATACGTTGACCCTTGCTGAAGTACCGCCAAGCGCCCGCTGGAATTGTTAGCGTATTGGTGGCGTTGGTGCTGCCAGGGCAGAAGCCAAAGTCCAACGCGATGCAATTCACCAAATTGGCTGCAATGGGCGCTGCGCCAAAGGGCAACACCGGCACAGACATAGACACACCCGCTACGGCCACCGAGGCCAACGTCAGCGGAGTGGCCGCCGTGGGAGCCTGAGCTGCGGCCAGGTTAGCTGCGCCCAACGTCACCGGGATTGCGTCTGTGCTCACAACATAGCTGTTGGTGTACAGTCCGTAAATCTTGGTGCCAGGTGCGCCGCCAATTTGACCTACAAAGCGAGGGTCCGTCAGGCCGGAGCCTTGGAACACAAGCGAGGGTCCTTGATCCGGTTCGCTGTTCTGAACCGGGTTAGTGTTGCCAGAGACTACGCTCGGGCCAGAGGTGACTGAAATACCCATGTGATATGCTCCTTATGAAAAAGGGCAGCGGTAGTTGCCCGCCGCCACCCTATTCTTGGTTGAGGTTAACGCTTATGCGCCTGGTGTACCGAACAGTGCACGCGGGTCGGTCCAACCGGGGATGTAGCGCATGGTTGCCTTGTAGCGCATGGAGTCGGTTTCAAAGTCGCCTTCCATAGACTTCTCAAGGCGACGACGCATCATCATGTTCAGGCCACGCGGTGCGTTAGTCTGAATCCACCAGGCGGTGGGGCTGGTGAGGCGGCTCAGCACGGCAGGCTCGGCGTCCAACACGCCCATGGACTTGACCGGGTTGATGTCGTTGTTGTTGGTACCAGCGCGCAGCACGGACTTGAGCAACACTTCAGCTTGGAAGATGTTATCAGGTGCGACCACAAGCTTTTTGGGCTCAACGCGAACTTTCTTGCCGGTGTTATCCACAGCCTTGCGGATTTGGATTAACTGTTGCTCCACCGAGGTTTGGCTCAGTGCGGCCGCAGTGGCCAGCTGGTTGCTGAACGTACCGCCCACAATGGGGTGCGCTGCGTTGATTAGGCTGACACCATCACCACCAGTGTAGGTACTAGTGAAGGATCGGTTCAGGATATTGGCAGCCAGAGTTTCCTGAGTCTCAACCAGTGACTGAGCCAGGTGCTCAGCAAAGATACGCCCAATGCGGATGTGGTCGCCGTCTTCCACCAGTACCTTGGTCAGTGCGTAAGCCAGGCCAAACACTTGGTAGTAATAGCGCTGATTGAACAGCACGCCACCTTGTTGGTATGTGACCGCTTGACCATCAGGCAGCTGAGGCGCCACACCGAAGCCGTACATCACCGGCTCTTCATGGTACGCACGCGGGATACCGTCGCGTTCCTTGAATACCATCTTCCACTCGTCTTTGCGTTGGTCGTAGACCCCGTCAAAGGCTTCATTGAGGATGGGCTCAACAATGGCGCGGAAGTCATTGCTGCGCATGGGTGCGGCCATACCGGCGCACATGATACCTACCACTGCAGCCAAGGCTGAGGGTACGCCCACAACCAACGCGCTCAGGAAGGCAATAGCCACCATAGCCAGTGGGCTAAAGAGTTGCTTGAAATATTTCATAATGGTTGCTCCTTAGACGCTGACCTTGTTAGTCACGTACTGGTGACGGGCATTGGTGACTTGCAGCACCGTGAAGGCGTCGCCCCAGGCGTTGGTAGGCGCCTGATTGACGTCCGTAACGCGGAGCTGGGCTTGTGTACCGGCAGAAACTAGTGCACTAGCAGCCATGGCTGCGCTCAGGCCGGTAGAGGTAGAACCGTTACCAATGGAACCCGAATCAAAGTCAATTTGGCGACCCACGCTTTGCGCAATGGAGCCGTTGGCTTGGATTTCATACACCGTGATAGGGTCATCAAATACCCAAGCGGTGATGCTGGTGGCGCCGGTGACTGCGCCAGGCCAGAAGTTTGCGACTGTCGGCTTGCCGGTGACGTCAGTGTAAGTCACACCACCAAACGAACCCAACCAGTCCGCTTGAAATGCGGCCAAGTTGATCAAGTTGGATACCAAAGCGACCGGGCTATTTTTATAAATAGCGGTAGCGTAGGCGGCGGACATCGAGTACTCGCGTGCACGGTCCATCCCCGAAGGGTGATAGACCGGACGGAGACCAAATGGTGCGGAAGTTGCGCTCATAAGTCTTCTCCTTGCGGAAGGGTGTTAATACACGGGGTTGTTTGCTTGAGCCCGACGAATATTCTCACCCAGTTGGTTGAAACCGTCGCCTTCTGGTTTAGCCAGCGAGCGTCCGGAGCTGTCTTCTTCGCCAGTGAGTTCCTGCAATTTGGAGTAGATGCTTTCCTCCTCAGCCAGGGGCCGAGTGTGGTGGAACATCTTCATAATGGCTTGATAACGTTCTTGACGGATCTTGAAAAGAACCATCTCGTTAACCGTAATCGCACCCTCAAACTGCGCAGAAGCTGCACCCCCAGTTTCAAAGCCAGGTACATCAGACGCAGTCACGGGCACGTAGCCCAACCGCTGTCGTTTTTGCACGCTGTCATATGTTGAACCTGTGGTCAACCAGCAAAGATGCCAACCCGGTACTTGAGGCGGCGTCGGCAACGCCACTTGGTCAAACTCACTTGCGAGCAAATTGTTCAGATCGCTAAGGTCATCAACCAGTCCGGTCTCTTGTGTGCGAGCTGCGTCTTCTACGACGCCACGGTCCCCCCGCACGGTAGGAGCTGAATCACGGCGCAAACGGTCGTCGGTGGGCGCTGTGGTCTTTTTGGTAGTGGTTTTGGAGGTGGCCATTTTGAGTATCCTTCAGGTTATGAGTTAAGAATTCTGATTGTCGAGTTCGCGATATTTGCTAATCATTTTCTGACGCCTGACGGGGTCATCCCAAATGCCAGCTTCCTTCATCGCTTTAACTCGTTCAGAAGATAACTTAAAACCTCCTTCGGACTCTTGTGGCCTGTTGCCTCTATCACCAGCACCACCCACAGGGCTACGTGGCTTCCGTTGCTGTTGGGACCCATTATAGCTGCTTTCATTACCCACCGGGGATTCCTCCTGGGCTGTGGCGCCCTCACCACTGAAGCGGTGGGGTATGTAGCGCTTGGCGCGGGCTTCTAGCTCCTGCCAGTAGGCGGGTGTAGCGGGGTCAAAGCCCTCACGCGCTACTTCAGTATCCAACATGGTCATGACCTTGCTGTCCTGGTCGTTGCTGCTGGAGCCTTTGTACCACTTGTTGCGCTGAGCAAACACAGTGGCGTTGCGCGTGACTACCGGGTTGGTGTTACCCGCCGGGCGTGTGGCTTGCTGCACCATGTTGTCCTTCACGGCGCTGAGCTGTGTGACGCGGTCACGGGCTTGCAACATGAACTCCATGGCCTTGGCCGCTGTAGTACCGTCCGCCTTGGCTACCGCGTTGGCGTGTACATTCATGGCTTGCTGCTGAGCGTCTGCGGCCTCCTTGATGGCCAAGTCCAGCTGATTCAGCTTGGCGGCTGCGTCGTTGTTTTGCAAACGTGCCAGCTGCTCAGCCATTTGCCGGTTTTGCGCGGCCAAGTGATCCTGCTGGCGTAGCAGGGCGTCCATCTTGTCTTTTTGGTTTTGCTTGCGTCGTGCACGTTCCTGGCGGCGGCGTTCCTGAATTTCCTTACGGTCGTCGTCAGTGCGTGCCTCTTGCATCTCGGTGTCGACCTTGGCCGTGCGCTCACCACTATCACCGTCTTCATCGTCGTCATGATCGTCGTCTGCCTTGCTATTGGGCCTTTCACTGCCCTCGTGCATGGCCTTGTCAAGCTCCTTGACCTCGCTTTCAGAGGCGTCCGCTAGGTCATGCCCACCTACCATTGATTCATCTTTATCAGCCATTATCAGTCTCCTTCAGACTATTGAGTTGCGCCGTAATGACGCGGTTGATATGGCGCACTTCAGGGTTCACGCCCTCATACACCATCAGCGCCAGGTAGTCAGCTAGCTTACGCTGAGCGTCGTCATGGGCGTACTTCATACCCAAGTTGGGGTCAAACTGTGTAGTGGGCACGCAAGCGCTCAACCCCACCACTACAAACCCATTGCCCAGCGTCAAAGCGCAGGCCATAGTGTTAGTACCCTGAAACAGGTGGTACTCAGTACTGGCGACCACGTCCTCCAGCACCGCAGCGGTAATCACCGGACCGTACTTATAGGACATATGCACGCACCTTCAACGGGTCACCTTCCACCTTGCCAATGAGCTCGTGGTCGTTGAGGGTCAAAAATGCTACCTCTAACCCGTCATCAGCCTTGACAGACCAACGGTCACCACCCCAACGTGGTACGCGCACATAATCGCCAATGGCGGCCCATACGCCTTCAGGCCAGGCCTCGCCGCTATCACGCTTTTTGAACGCTAGGGGACCCACCTTCACCAGCTTGGCCACTTGGGTGTTCCAAGCCTCGGTTTCCTTGGTAGAGGTGGTGAGGATGATACCACTCTTGGTGGTGTTTTTGACACGGCGCAGTTGCACTACAACGCGGGTGCCAAACGGTGTAAAGCCGGGGTCAGCGTCAACGGGGAAGAATTCCTCCAACGCGCCCTCCGCCTCAAAGCCCGTACTGTGTGGGCTAACGCCCGGCAGTTCAGACACGATTTCAAGGGAATCAGCAAAGCTGCTCATCTAATGCTCCTTCAGCAAAATAAAAGCCCGGTGACCGACCGAGCTAAGCGGGCTGAAGCCGTTCCCGGCTCCGGCGGTTAGGGTTGTTGAGTTTGACCCAGCTCCTCACCGGACGCTGGCGCAGTTTCAGCGGGTGCTTCAGGGGCTGCGGGTTGGTCTTCAGGGGTGGGGGTGGAGGCGTCCACCAGCGTTGCAGGCGCGGGCTCGCCCAAAAACTCACCCTCCAGGTGTTCAACCGTTACGCCAGACTCAATAGCCGCGTCCCATGCTGAACCAAACTGAATGGCAATGAACTGTTCAAGGGTGGCAGCTTCTTCCTGCACCACCTCTTCAATGTGGCCTAGGCTCCAAGTAATTTTGAAACGACTCATTCTGTGGACTCCTTAATCTTACCTTCAATATCGTTAATTAGGTCGTCCAGCTCACACCAACGACCCAACCGCTTTTGAAACTCGGACCAATCACTAGGTGGGTGTGTGAATATACCCTCCTGCATGGCGAGTTGGCGTTCTAGCAGGCGCCGCAAGTAGTCTTGCATAGCTTAGCAGCCTACGGCTTTGCTTTTGCGCTGCATGCTGGTAGGCATTTTGACGCTGCCGCCAGTCTTCATACTGATAGCGGGCGACGCTGAGCCTTCAGAGCTGCCGCTACCCTTAGGCATACCGCCGGGCAACTTCATTTTCTGCGGCATAGAGCTCTTCATCAGGGGCAAAGTGGCCTTTTTCATTTTGCGCTCCCGCCTTTTTTGAAACCGGGGATACCATTGGCGCGCTTGGCGTCAGTGATAGGCGTAGTGGGGATGCCTGTTTTGAGCTCCCCGGTGCTGCCGCCCTTGGCAAAGCGGCCGCCTTCACGGGGTCGTTCGCTAAGGCCCTTGCCCATAGCCATACGTTTGTGTTGAGAAATCTGATTGTCCATATTGAGAGCTCCTAAAGTAGGTTGCTGTCCAGAAGATGCCTATTGTAGCGGTTTATGCAACAGGCGCGGAACCAGCTCCTGAGTCTGCGCCGTTGAGCGCGTTCAGCACTATCTCGGCAGCGCTTCCCTCACTGTTAAGGTGCTGGTCAACTCGCTGGGTGTTTTGCACAATACCGGCTAGCAGGGGCTCTACTACTTCGGTTATGTCGGGTGCTGGGGTGCCGGGTGTAGGTGTACCGGGTTTGCCGTCGGCGCCTACTGGGCCGGGCGTGGGGTCAAACTGCTTCAGCAGCGCGTTGAGTACGGCCATCTGCGCGGCATTTTGTGCGGCCATTTCAGATAACACGCGTTTGTTCTCCTCCACTGTGGCGCTTTGGGCATTTTGCACATGTAGAGTGAGCACCGCAATGGCGTGGTTGTTAGTGTCCTGAAGGTGCTCCATCTTGGCGGACAATTCCGCGGCCTGCTGCTGTTGCATATTCTGCATGGTAGCTAGCTTTTCTGCGCTGGCAATGCGCGCCTTCTCAATTTCGACCTTGGTATTTTCAGTAGCTTGATGACGCTGCACATCAGCGGCTGCTTTGTCCTTTTCTAGCGCCATTTGGTTGGCAATTTGGGCCTGGCTGAGCTTTTCCTGTGACGCTAGGCTGGCCTGGCTGAGCTTTTCCTGTGACGCTAGGCTGGCCTGTGTGTTAGCGTCAGCCTGCGGCTGCTGTTGAAATTGCTGCTCTAGCTGCTGCGCTTGTACTAAGCCTGGGGCTACCATTGGGGCAAGCTGCGTTGCCATGGCCTTATCAGCAAACGCGTGGCCCTTGCTGTGCGCTTGGTCATCAGTCAGCGGTGTACCTTGGCTGTGTGCAATGTACTTCAGGGCCTTGGCGGCAGCCTCGTGGTGCTTTTTGTAGTACGCAATCAAGTGCTCCTTGCAGTGCGCCAACAACTTGGGCAAGGCTACCTGGCCAATCAGCTTGCTACCGCCCAGAACTGGGGAGGTCATGAAGGTGACGTGGCTTTCCATATGGGCTAGGTCGTCCTGCTCATCATAGACCTTGAGCGGGGTGCCATCGTCCAAGGCGGCGGCGGAGTTTTCCTCCACGGGGTCCATACGGGTGGGGTCTTTGGGCAGGTTGGCAATGTCCTCAGCGTAGGGCACCTGCAGCAACCGCAGTGCGCGTATGAGTAGGCGCTCGGGCTTGAAGTAGGGTTGAAACTGGGGCATAGCCTCCAGCTGCATCACGGCTTGCAGTTGGGCGTAGCGCTGAGCCTCGCTAAAAATGTTGGGGTCGCTCACCGGCAAAATGTCCATGGGGCCTGCAAAGTCCTCACGGTACACAATCAGCTCACCCAGCTCTTTGACGGTCTCTTTGTCGTTCAGGTAGGTCTTGTTGAGGCGGTGCAGAATTTCTAGCTCCCGCCGGGCACTATGGTGCAGCCGGGCGTGAATAGCGCTGAAGTTGGTGCTACCACTCTCAATCAAGGCCAGCGCCGTACCCATAGGCATATTAGCGCCCGCGTCTGCAATTTTCTCGCTAGCGGTGGACACTACCATCTCCGCCTGCTGCGTCAACCACTCCATGAGGTTATACAGCACAGCCGATGGGCCGTTGAATGGGAATGCCATCACCAGCTTACGGATATCATCTACCCCTGGTGGGGCTTCAATCTCACGCAGCTCGGTGGCGTTCACGGTGATAGTCTGCCCGCTATTGCGCCCGCCTTTGAGCTTTAGCCCGCCGGGGAAGTTGTTGATGTGGGCGGAGTCCAACAGCGCGTTCAGGGCACCTGTGCTAGCCGTGCTCATAGAGCCAATCAGGTGCGCTAGGCCCACAGCGTATGCGCCGCGCCAAGGAATGAAGTTGTACTCCACCATCCAATGCAGCTTGACGCGTTTTTCATCGTCTTGCTCCCAGTTGCGGTAGATGCCCAACACTTTGCTGCCGTACTCCTCAATGTGAAGAATATAGGGAGCCGTGTCGTCCTCGTCTACCTCTGGGTCCTCGCCCTCGAGCGATAGGTCTGCGTATATTGTGTAGACTTCGCGGCTACCGCCAGTCTTATCATACGCTGCTGAGTCGTCAGTGACTCCCTCGACCTCGCGGGCAGCTTTGTCGGCTTCTGAGCGCTCAGGTCGCTCTCCGCTTGTACTACCGCCAGCGTCGATATAAAGCCCGGACTTAACTCGGCTATCAAACTCTGTGCGTCCAATAAACTCTTGGTGTGTGAGCCGTGGGGTGGTGTAAAAGTCGTTCTGGTCATATGGCAAAAAGATATTGTCAATAAACACAGCCATGGTGCGCGCACGGCCCAGTTTGGCGTCATACCACCAGCGCTTGTACTGGCTACCGCCCAGCGGGAGCTGACTGAGCATCTTTTCAAACTCTGGTCGGTGCTCTGGAATCTGCTCTGTGAGCTGCCAGTTCATATATGTCTTTTTACGCTCAGCCCGGTCCAGCTTGGCGTCCGTTTGGCGGCCTAAAATCTGTGTACGCACAGGCCCAGCGCTAGGGAACAGCTCCTTCACCGCTTTGCTAGCAAAGTCCACACATCCCTTGGCGAGCATGGGGTGCACTACAGAGCTGGCACCGTCAAAGTCAGCGCCTACGTTCTTGTTGTTAGCCATACCTGTTTTCTTGATGCCGTCAGCGTATTGCTTATCACGGTCGCTACGGGATTCCTTGTCTGCGTCAATCAGCTCACAAAAGTCCCGGCCCATCTGCGCCAGTAAGCTATCTGGTAACCACTCAGCCAAGTTCTCGTCAAACCCGTCATCACGCTTGGGCGCGGGCTTTTTGTCCTTGATGATGTAGCTCCCATCCTCCTGCTCAATCATATCATCTGCATCGCCGTCCCCATCGGCTGCTGCGGGTGCGCTACCGCTGAGAGCGTCTAGCTCGTCCTGAGTAGCGTCGTTGTCTGTCAGGCTAGCGTTAGGCGGCAAGTCTGCCATGGGTGGTGTGTAGTTCATATGTGGTGCCCTTGTGAAGTAATTGTATTCTAGTCTGAGCTACTGGATTCTGTACTTGGGGCTGCGTAGTTCCGGCCCTCGTTGCTGTAGTTACTGTTATTGTTAGCGGCTGCGCTGTCGCTTATGTTTGTGCCAGACCAGTTACCGCTAGCTGATGGGTCTGTGGTAAACCGCCCATTGACTATGTACCCTACGGCGTAGCCCGACTCGTCATACGCTACTTGTACATTGTTTTGGTCTGCGGCGGCTGCTGGGGCCTGGGCCTGGGCCTGGGCCTGGGCCTGAGTCTCTGCATTGGACAACCCTGTGTATGGGCTGTAACCTGCGTTGCTAAACTGGGACTCTAAGGCGCTCATTTGATTCTGCAAGTTGTTTATAAGTGTTGAGTCAGCCCTGGGGTCATCGTCTGACACTAGCTGATTCTGTATCTCAAGCTGCTGCTGTAGCTGTGAATAGAGTGCAGAGTCTGCCTTAGGGTCAAATGCCGCTGGCTGTGCGGCTGCTGGGGCCTGGGCCTGGGCCTGGGCCTGGGCCTGAGTCTCTGCATTGGACAACCCTGTGTATGGGCTGTAACCTGCGTTGCTAAACTGGGACTCTAAGGCGCTCATTTGATTCTGCAAGTTGTTTATAAGTGTTGAGTCAGCCATGGGGTCATCGTCTGACACTAGCTGATTCTGTATCTCAAGCTGCTGCTGTAGCTGTGAATAGAGTGCAGAGTCTGCCTTAGGGTCAAATGCCGCTGGCTGTGCGGGTGCGGGTGCGGGTGCGGGTGCGGGTGCGGGTGCGGGTGCGGGTGCGGGTGCGGGTGCGGGCTCCGTAGCGGTCAATGCCCCAACTGTAGGTACGTCCTGTGCCACAGGTGCGGGCGCGGGCGCGGGCGCGGGCGCGGGTGTAGGCTCCGTAGCGGTCAATGCCCCAATGGTAGGTACGTCCTGTGCCACAGGCGCGGGTGCGGGTGTAGGCTCCGTAGCGGTCAATGCCCCAATGGTAGGTACGTCCTGTGCCACAGGCGCGGGCGTGGGTGCGGGTGTAGGCTCCGTAGCGGTCAATGCCCCAACGGTAGGCACGTCCTGTGCCACAGGGGCTAGTACGTCTGGGCTTATGGGCGCTGCGGGTGCGGGTATATTCCGACCCTCGTTGCTGAAGTTGGGGTCGTTGGCCTTGGCTGCAGCGTTGCTGGCGTCAATGGCCGGTGTAGTCTGCTGACCCAAGTTAGCTAGTACGCCCGGTTGCGCGGGCACGTAGCCGCCACTATCAGTAGGTTTGACGTCTGTACCGTATAGGAAGTTGCTGGCTCCTCCGTTTGTCAGGAAGTTAGCCAAGTTGTATATGGGTCCCACTCCGGGTATCGCGCTCGTGAGCGTGGAGGCCAGTGATTTGTCCGTCAGTCCCTGCCCGGAGCTGAAATACTGACCTAGCAAGTTGCCGGCCAGTGAGCCCCATGGCGACCCTGTAAGCAACCCGCCAGCCAGTGAGCCCGCCGCACCATACTGACCGTCACTTGCACCGGCTAACGACCCTATGATGCCGGAGGCTTGGCCCAGCATAGGGTCCTTGGCGAGCTGGCCCAATATCCCGGTCCACCCTGCAAACTGACCAAGCCCGCCTGATATTGAGCCGTTGTTGCTAGCGCCGGAGGCCCCAGTGATAGGGTCCGTGGTAGGCACGCCGCTAAGGCTAGAGTCCGCGGTAGATATGCCGCTAAGGCTAGGATCCGTGCTAGTTTGACCCCCTCTACCTGTATTTGTAGTGGTCGTTGTGTCCGTATTGGTGGTAGGTGCTGTTACTGCGGTTTGTGGTGTGGTACCGTTCATGTAGCCCCAACCCCAACCACCTAGTGGCGCTATGCGGCTCAGCGGGTCACCGGCTAGCGGCTGATTGTTCACTGTCACGGCGGAGTTGACGCTGCCGCCGGTGGCAAACCCCTTAGGTAGTAGCGTATTCCAGTATCCTTCTGCCACGTCTGCCAGCGGAGCAGACTCATAAGGTGATATATTGTGTGTACCCAGGCTGTTATACGTGTAGTCTAGCTTGTTTCCCAGGCCTAGGTTGCGCATGTAGGTATGTGGAGCCAACATCTCCCCTATGGTCTCTGCATCTCCGTACTCCGGGTCTAGATGCCCGGCAGACACTAGATAGTCTTTAACCTGCGGCGTGTTGAAGTGCTGCTGTATAGCTTTGGTGAAGCTGTCATAGTCCCGGCCGCTATAACCTTGGTTGCGCCGGTACGCTACAAACGGGGAGCCTGGCGCGGGGCTACTTATGACCTGGGCAGCTCCTGGCAACGCTGTGGATGTGCGCACATCTGCTTCACTTGGTCCCACCATACCATTTGGATGTGTATGCATTAGTAGCGCAGTGTCTGAGTATTGACCCGGTCTACTAAGCAACGGGTTTAACGTACCTGTGACTACACGGTTGGGGGAGTTGCTAGTCGTAATCACGCTGCCGTTTGCCCCGTTGCTACCCACCGCGTACTCATTACCTGTACGGTACGTGTTGCCCATAGCCAAGCGTATTTTGGCAGCTGCTTCAGGGTAGTTTTCTTTAATGTACTGCATAAGCCCCATATCTACTCTGAGCACACCTCCCGCTTGCTTGCTCAGTTGTGTAGGTGTCGCTGCGTTCTCAGCTGCCTTGGTGGCCGCACTACCCACCATGCGGGCACTTTTACCGGCTAGGTCGGCTGCAGCGCTCGGGTTCATGGTGGCCACGCCAAAAGCTGCGTCACCCCAGTTATCGGCTGTATCATTGCCGCTGGTGGTGGGTAAGCCTAGACGCTGAGCCAAGGCTTTGAGTTGATCGGCTCCACCTATGGGGTTATCAATCTCATGTGGCACGCGCTCAGGGTGTGTGGAGCCAACTATCCGAGCTGTCTCACGCGCTGAGCGGACTCCGGAGTTGAGCACAGCTGTGGCTATATCAGTGGGGAACCCTAACATGTACGCTCCAGCCCGTGTAGGCAACGCGCCCAAGTTGTGTAGCATATCCTTGTAGCTCTCCGGGTCACTCAAAAAGCCCGCCACTGAACCACCACCAGCAAACCCCTGCGGCTCGCTGCCTGAATTCCCCACATACCGTGGCACCTTGGAGTCCCCCGCCAGCGGTGTGGAGCGCTTACCGGGCGCGGTGGCCCAAGCCTTGAAAGTGTCTACGTGAAGCGGGGTGACTGCGCGTGCTCCGTCCCAACCGTCGTGGTAGTTGGCGTGGTAGGCTTCAACGGCGCTCTTGGCGTCCTTAAACCCCAGCATCGCCTTGTGCTCGTCAAACGCTCCGGTGTCCGGGTCATGCTGGTCAATGACGTGCACAGGCACGTTGCGGTCTGCGTACTGAGGGCCTAGGAAGACGTCCACGTGGTCGCCATCGTTGCCCTCGCTGCCCCGCACATAGCCGTAGTCATGTTGCATGCGGCTGGACCAAACCTCACCGTCCTTACCCTGCCCGCTGCGTATGGAGCCTGCTGGGTTCTCAATGCTGATGCGCATGCCGTGTGCGTACACGTGGCCCTTGGGGTAGTTGCCGGCTTTGATTTGGTCGTCGCTGTGGACGGCGGTGCGGTCATCAAGCATGCTAAGCTCCGTAGGTGTAGGGGGTGGGGTAGCCTTCCCGCGTGACGCTGCCCAAGTCCGTAGTGTCCACGTTCTCAATGCACAAGCGCATACGCAGCCGCGTCACCGGGCGTTGAACCCGCCAAGCGTGCCACGTACCGTTGACAGCGTGCTGAACGGCGGTGCCGGGTGGGGGTACGTCGTCCTCCCAAGCCTCACGCGACAGCAGCTCAGGGCCGTAGGAGCTGAGCACTTCGCTCTCTATGCGGGGTAAGCGCCGCCACACCAACTTGTAGCCCTTGTAGGCCAGGGGCAAAAAGTCCCGGTACATAGTGCTCACCAGCTCGCCCTCTGCCCACGGGGTGCTCAGCGCCATGTACGCAAATGTGGTGTAGCTGAAGCGGCGCACCTTTATCCCCTCGCCAAACCGGCCCAGCACCGGGCGCTCATAGTAGGCGGCTGCGCGGCCCTCCTCACACTCAAATGCGGAGTAGAACCAGTCCTCTAGCTCGCGCTCCGTCTTGGGCTCGCGCCAAGCGATCATACAGTGTACGGCCCCCCGCAATACGCCCCACAGACGCTTCAACGGCACCAACGATATATACAAATACAGTGCATCAGGCATATGGGTTGCTCCGGCCCTTCAAGGCGTGGTAGTCCGCGGTGTCAGGCGCTTCATCCGGGAGTTCACGTATAGACAGGAAGTCAGCATCACGCAGATAGATAGTCGCCTGAGTGAATGTGTCAACAAGGTCATCGTGCTCGCCATTGGGAAACTCCTCACACTGTGTCAGTAATGGCCTGGCCCACATCACGGGTTTGCCTGGCTCCTTCTTGGACTCCAGCACGTAGAATATGTCAGCTTCTAGGAGTGGCGAAGCTATATGGGCACGTGCAACTTTGTCAGCCCGGCCTGGATTATACCCGTGGGCCGGTACTTTGGCCTTGCGCAGGTCCTGTAGGAGGCTGATGCCGCTGCCCTTCTCCTCCACCAGTATGGCGTCGGCGCGGCGTGGTGGGTGTGTTGGGTCATCCACTCCGTTGGCCTGCTTGAGGCCGCCGTACTTGGCGCCCCAGTCATCCATGACTTTGTCCCTCAGCGCGGGGTACGCCATGTGCTCCGTCCAACAGTCCAACAGGATGGCAAAGCGCTCACCCTTCTGCGGTCCGTCCTCAAACTCGCCCACGCCCCACACAGTGCACGCGGTTGGGTCGTTCGCCGTGGTGGCCGTGAACGCGGTGTCGTAGGACTGCAGCACGTAGAACAGGTCTGGCAACGGGCGCTTGGCGGCCCACAGCTGGAAGTGCTCAACCACCAGGATGCCCCCACCCTCGGGTGCTGGGCGCTGTTGCAGCTGACCTGCGGCGCGGTACGTGCCCAACGCGGCAGCCAGGCTCTTGACCTTGCGCTCGTTGAACATCTTCGGCCAAAGGAGCTCACCCTCTTTGCGTCGTGGGTCCTTGTATGGCAGGTGGTTGCGGGGTAGCTCCCGGTCGGGCTCGTACCGCATGGGGATGACCACGTGGTGCCACTCCTTGCCGTAGCCCTCCTGAGCCATGATGTGGCCGGTCAGGTCCTTCTGGTGCAGGCGCTGCATAATCACTATGGTGGCCGCGTCCAGTATGAGACCCCGTGAGCTGAGCGTGCCGTCAAACCAGTTGAGGGCCTCCACGCGCTGCACGTCGGACTCGGACTGCTTGACGTTGTGAGGGTCATCCACAATCTTGAAGTGCGGGTGCTCCCCAGTGCCTCGGCCTGCCACGGTGGTAGCCATACGCCAGCCTCCCGCAGTGAGGCCATACTTTGTCTTCTGGTTGTCCGCCCTCTTGACCTCCACGTGGGGGAATAGGCGGCGGAACAGGTCGCTCTGTATGATGTCCCGACACAGCATGGAGTCGCGGATGGCGAGTGGCTCGCTGTAGCTGGCCCCAAAGAACCGCTTGCTGGCGTCCTGCGCCCATACCCACGCTGGGAACATCACGCTCACCAGAGTCGACTTGGACGTGCCCGGCGGTACGTTGATGATGAGGTTCTTGATGGTGCCACGGTACACGGCTTCTAGGTGCTCGCAAACCACTCTGATATGCCAGTTATCCTCAAATGGAGCTCCCGGCTCTACCACAGGCCAGAAGGCTTCAACAAATGCGTGGAAGCTAGCGCTCAGCTCCTCGGCCTCACGCTGACGTAGCAGCTCCATGATACCGTGTGCCACTTGGGTAGCGCGTACCGCTACAGCCAGGCTCATAACATCCACCTCTCAACAGCGAGGGATATCAGGTACACGGCGGCGCAGGCCAGCAGGGCGTCCCACGGGTTCATAGCAGATCCAGCAGTAGGCCCACCATGATGCCGACTAGCGCTAGGGTAATCAGCGTCATACAGGCACCCCCAGCTTGGTAAGCAACGCCAGTGCGGCTTTCAGCTCAGCTGTGGGCATAGCAGCCAGCACGCTCATGTTGAGGGGCTGGGCCACCCCGGCAGCGTCGGCTCCACCGTCCACGGCGATGGGGGTCTTGCGGTCAAAGTAGGGCGCTGCAGCCTTGGCGGCGTCTATACGGAGCAACAAGGGTTGCGTGGGGTCCAAGGCGACGCTCTTGAGGAACTTGGCGGGCGAGTCCACGTCGCCATCTATCACGGCGCCACGGTATACCCGGTCAGCGGTCTTCAGGTTGATAAAGTCCACCCAGACCCCTTGGTAGTTGACGCGCACGTTAGAACGGCTCAGATACACTCCGGGGACGTCCGTGGGGGCTAGGCCATTGGCAAGTGCGATCTCATGCTCCTCCTGCGGCGAAGGGCCTTCCTGAGGACGTTTATCGGCTACCGAGCTCTTGCGCGGCGGATTCTTAGCGGGAGGTGCAACCTTGGGCTCAGGCTGCTTAGGTCTTGTTGCCATGGGGTGGGCTCCTAATTGAGGGTTGAGTGCATTATAAGGGCAGCGCCCAAGCGACGCTCAGACACGCGGAATGCGTCGCCAAACTGTGCAACTTCGCTGCTCCGTCTCCACGTGCGCGAAGTGCAGCGAAGTGCGCAAAGAACTTTGCTATGGGCTATTCCCGACGGGAGTTGAATCTAGTCGCCGATACGTCGCAAGATCGTTTGCCTCGCCTATTAAACGCATGAAAACCGCAATAGTATAGCAGCCGCCTAGCGTGGATGAACACGTGGATGGACGCTACGTGCGCTGCGTGAAAATGAATAAGCGATATTGTATTTCTTGGCGAGCGATAGCCGAGTTGTACATGATTATGCGTAAACTGGGTGGAACTGCGCGTGCTTGGCGGGACCACACTTACTGCGGTGCTGAGTTCCATATTCCTGTTTCCTTTTTAAATCAAATATAAAAAACAGAGTATATCTCTACAGAGCAGAAGAGGGCCATGTATAGTTGTGTAGTTGAATAGTACTCCCTTATTGCACGTAGATCCCCAGACGCCACGCTCCTTCCACCACTCCATCCACCTCGTCCACTACCATCCACCACGGCACTCAGTTCACTCAGCCTATTTCAGCACTACACAATCACCTAGTAACCCCGTAGTATCAGCTTACAACGCTGTATATTCGTGGCGATAACAGCAATGAATAAGGGAAACCACACATTCAACTTCGCTGTAATCGCTTATTCACCTACCCACTTCGCCAAACCACGCTTGACTTCGCCACCGTTATTGCGTACCCTAGCCACCCCGTATAGCGGCCTAAATAACACAAATTGACGGTATCATGAAACACCTTTATACTAACCGGCGGTACACCCCAATAGTAGGCGCTGAGGCTGTTAGCTCAGGCCACTCAGTTACGGGGGTGCAAGCCTCAAGGCGGTCTTCCTTATACCGTAACCACCCCCACTCAGTGGGCCGGGCGTGTTACGCTACGTTCAACCGCTTTAGGCAGTCCTGTAGAGGGCAGCGCTCAGCGCCTTCTATTGTGGTGTACCGTAGTCCCTGCGTGCGCGGCCCGTAACCCCGCACCGTAGGCTTGTTGTATATTTTGAACGTAATGTATAAGGCAGTAATACAAATGGTAACAGCTAGTAAAAAGCCCCTCAAAGGTGGCAGGGTAAACAACGGCGATGATTTGCGCGTGCTACACGGCATGATGCTCGCCAAGCTCATAGGTTCAGACCTTGACGGTGTGGTGGCTAAGGCGTCGCACATGTACGCGGTTACGGCTGAGGCGGCCCTGGCCAAGGGCGTGCCGGGCGCGGGCGGCTTCATAATACCGTACTTTGACCTGGATGGCGACCCCACGGGTATGTTCCGCATACGGTACTTGGAGGACACCCGCAAGGGCTTTGAAAAGCTCACAGGTAAAAAGGCCCTGCGCTACATGCAGCCTGCCAACAGCCCCCTTGAGGTGTACTTGAGCCCACTGGTCAACTGGCGTGATGCGGCAGCGGCTAGCTACCCATTACTGATCACTGAGGGTGAGTTGAAGGCGGCTTGTGCCTGTAAAAACGGTATGCCCACCATTGGCCTAGGCGGTGTGTGGTCGTTTCAGAGCGGCAGAGCCAACACCACACTGCTGCCAGTCTTCGACGAATTTCAGTTCCATGGGCGGACTGTGTATATCATGTATGACAGCGATGCGGTCACCAACCCCAACGTAGTGGCCGCGGAATTGAGGCTGGCCAAGCGCCTCAGTGAGCGCGGCGCGGTGGTCAAAATTTGCCGGCTGCCACCGGTGGATGATATCTATAAGGTCGGCTTGGACGACTACATAGTATTGAAGGGTATGGAGTCGCTTCAAGAGGACGTGCTAGGCAACGCCTTTGAATACGACGCTAGCCGGGTGCTACACGAGCTCAACGAGCGGGTACTTTACGTCAAGGACCCTGGGTTCATTTGGGACCATAACCTCGGCATGCGCATCACGCCCGGCGCCTTCAAGGAGCACGCCTACAGCAACATATTTTATGATGAGCAACGCGCCACCAAGACCGGCGTCACCACGGTAAGGTTGCCCGCTGCGCCAGCTTGGCTCACTTGGCCGCACAGGGCTGAGGTAGCGGGGTTAACGTTTGCGCCGGGCGAGGGCAACATCACCGAGGGTGGCCACTTGAACACGTGGAAGGGTTGGGGTATACGCGGCGCTGTACAGGGGGACGTGAGCCCTTGGGTTGCGCTGTTAGACCACTTGTTTGGCGCTGAGCGTGAGGCGCGGCTCTACTTTGAGCGCTGGTGCGCCGCCCCACTACAGAAGCCGGGCTTGAAAATGGCCGTGGCCGCAGCCATCTGGGGCACCACGCACGGTAGCGGTAAGACCCTAGTGGGCCACACGCTCATGCGTATGTACGGGCGCCATGCCGCTGAGCTCAAGGACACCGACTTGGACGACGACCGCAACGAGTGGGCGGACTCTAAGCAGTTCGTGTTGGCGGACGATATCACAGCCCGTGGTGACCGCAAGTTCATGCGGCGCCTGATGACTATGATCACGCAGAAGTTCATACGGCTGAACCCCAAGTTCGTGCCTAGCTACTCCATACCTGACACCATCAACTACTACTTCACAAGTAACGACCCGGACGCTTTATATATGGATGACGGCGACCGTCGGTTCTTCATTTGGGAGGTCATGGCCGGTAAGTTTGCGCCATACCGTGAGTACGTCAAGTGGCGTGACAGCGAGGAAGGCATCAGCGCACTTTGGTACTACCTGCTGCACCTACCCCTGGGGGACTTCGATGCGCAAGCACCCGCACTAGATACGGCAGGTAAGCGCAGCATGGTTTACATGGGCAAGAGCGACTTGGGCAGCTGGGTGCGTGAGCTGAAGGACAACGCACCCCAGATGTTCAAAAAGGCCGGCATGAAGGGTGACTTGTTCAGCGCTAAGGAGCTGCACGCGTTGTTTGACCCCACTGGGGACAAGCGCACCACCACCAACGCACTAGCCCGTGAGCTCAAGCGGGCCGGGTTCAACGCGCCCTCCACGGGGAGCTCACTACATATGCCGGACGGGTCCACGGTGCTGGCCTACGCTATATTGAACCCAGTGTACTGGCGTACCGCCAAGTGGAAGGAGTGCTGCGAGCACTACATAGCCTCACGCCCCAAGCACCTGTGGGACGAGGTCAAAGCCAAAAAGTTCTGAAGGAGAATTTGATATGAAACTACACGAACCGTTCCCTATACCACCGGAGGAGTTGGCAAACATAGCCACCACCTTGCGTAAGCAGAAGGAGGATATTGTACGCTTGGTAAACGCGCTGCAAGGCTTTTTGGACTACGCTGAGGAGCCACCTAAGGCCAACTGCAGCTGCCATATCAGCCCGCCGTGCAATGATTGCGTTGACCACTCTATGTTGCGTGAAGTATTTGCAGACGCACGCGCTGCGTTGGGAGCTTTGTCATGAAACCCAGTGACGTGATTGAACAATACCGCCGTGAGCGCGGTGACGCTAGCATTGACTGTAACCAAGTGAGACTCAACACACGCTTTGAAGCGTTGATTGACTACAGCAGCGCCGGGCTACGCATTGACACCGCTATGCACCACTTGGACGAGGGGCTACCCCTGCGCCAACGTGAGCGTTGCACCCTGGCCTTCAAGGAGCTAGAGCGCGGCGTGTTTGAGCTCCGTCTTTGGATGAGTGCCAACGGGTATCCTGTATGACTACGCTATATGAACTGTTGGGCGTAGCGCCCAAGGCTACGTTGGCCACTATCAAGGCCGCACACCGGGCGCTGGCCCGTGAGCACCACCCAGACCTAGGAGGCGACGCTGCCAAGTGCGCTGAGGTCAACGTAGCCTGGGACGTGTTGAGCAACGCTAAAACGCGCCGCGTGTATGACCTGACGCTGCAAAGTACCGCACGCACGCCTTGCCCTAAGTGCGCCGGCACAGGTAGCTTGATCAAGCAACAGGGCTTCAAAAAGCGCGTGGCAGTAACGTGCCCTGCGTGCACAGGAATGGGGGTTATATGAGCGACGAACACAAGGTCACACCGCTGAAGGTAGCCTCCAGCCAGGAGGACTTGAGTTGCCAGCTGCTAGACACTATGCGTGAGTTGTGCCTTGACCCTAAGTACGACCGCATGACGGTGAGTACCTTGATAGGCGTGATTGAGCTGCTCAAGCATGAAATGTTACGGAGGCACGCAGAATGACTTATGGCTGCTACAACAGGAAGCCTTACCTGAAGGCCACCGCGCACACTCACTTGATACACTGGGGCACTAAGGTCTGGGCCGAGCGCGTACTGCTACCCAACCGGGGCAGCCGTGAGTGTCAGTACACGCAGACCGTGTTGGGGCAGCAGGACGCGGGGTGTGTAGGGTGCGCATGGCGGGACGATACTAAAGCACTGCGCGAATTTGACCCTATAATCTAGTACGATATCCTCTAGAGCCAGCGGAGCCAGGCGATAAAAATATCGCTTGCCTTTTAAGAAGTTGCTGCTATAGTTCTTTCTATCAACCAACCGTAACTGATTGAAAGGAACTTAAAATGACTGAATCACGCTTAGTAGACCTGGTGCTCAAGGCCCTCACAGACCGCTACGTTAACCCTAAGGGCGAGGTAATTCAGGGTAACAGCATCAGTTTTGTACATCAAGAATTACGCTACGACGGAGTCAGGAATTTGCCTAGTGGGGACCGTTTTGAGGACCTGCTCACAGGATTGGGCTTTACCATTATGCGCGACGCCCGTAGCGTGCGCCGTAACCAACGCGCCACCATAGTCACCCTTTAACCCCTAATGAGTCTCATCATGACATACTCAACCCGCCCAGCTAAGCTCAACATCATTGTAGGCCAACCCCTGGTATTCCTGCCACCTACCGGCGGCTATGATGACCGTCCCAGCTTCGGTTGGCACGTCACCAAGGTAAGCCCCACGGGCAAGTTTGAGCTCACCTCTGACACAGGTAAGGACTTCACCACTGGCGGCCCGTTGGTGCGCTACTTCAACAACCAAGGCTACCAAGTGGAAGACAACATGAATGGCCGTGTGATGAGCTACGGTGGCCGCGTCAGTGTTGACGTTGAAGGCTGGGTGCGTAAAGTAGCTGATGACGGCCGCGCACGCCACGCTGCTGACGCGCTGAACAACGTCAAACTGGCTCAGGCCGCACGCGGCACCTGGGGCAAGGAAAGCCTGCAGACCCGCCTCAGCGAGCTGGAAAATCTGATGGCCCTGGCACGCGCCGCAGTGGAGGTGCTGTAACATGGCCAAGCTCATCACCCTCACCCCAACTAAGACTTATGCTAGCGCGGCCAACGCTGCTAAGGCTGTTGAGCACTGCTACCCGGCTGAAAGCACACCGGGCCTGACGTACATCATTCAGCGTGATGAGGCGGGTCGTTACTTCCCCGTGTTCATTGGCGAGCGCGCCTGTCACGCTGGCGTACACTTTATCTTCTGTGTAATCAACTAAGGAGCCTACCATGTTAGAAGCACGTATTGCTGGCATACCCTGCCTGATAGACCCCACGTATGTGAACGTGGTCAAGGGTCAAGGCCCTAGCGCTGACAGCGACTGGGACTGCTACGGGTACTCCGAGGTGGAGTTCGAGGTGTACGACCGCAAGGGCTACAAGGCCAACTGGCTGCGTGGCAAAATGACAGCGGCTGACCAGGCTGACATTGAGACCCTGATACTTGAGGGAGCTACACACTAGACTTCCGCACCTTGGCCCATAGAAGCACGCAGAAGCAATGCGGCGCCTAGGGTCCAGGCCACCCTGCAATAAAGAACTTTACTTCCCGTAGACGCCGCTATAAACTTGCGGCTCACCTCAACCCGTAACTTGAAAGTGAGTACCAACATGAACACCCGACGCTACCCGCGCACGCTGGAGGAGGCTTTTGGCCCCTACTGCAGCCACACCATCACGGACCCAGACACGGAGCACGACTACCCGCACGCCTGGTGGATTGCGATGTACGCTATCGCTATTGCAACAATGATAATCATCGTGGTGACAGCATGAAAATCAACTGCGTAACCCTTTCCCTTGATGAGCTGCAAGACGCTTTGCGGCACTACTGTCTGCAACGTGAAATAGCCACCTCACCAGATGAAGTAGTGATTGAGAGTCACGGCAAGCCGGTGCTCAATGTAGAGCTGAAAGACCAAGGCTTGGTCACAGGTATGGAATTCAAACACAGGGTACTGCCATCATGAGCGACTCCCGTTTTGACCGCAAGTGCGACATGTGCGGAGTCTACTATGACATCCGTTGGAACCATACATGCAAGCGGGAAGGGCTTCAACCCCTCAGCCGCGCACAGGAAGGCCCGCGCAACCCACCTGAGTGCCGTTGTGTGCGGTGCGGTAAGGCTCTGGAGGACGGTGAAATGCACCTGTGCCCTGGTCCGCAGCCCGGCCTGACGGACCCCTTTCATATCAAGGCAGGCCCCCGCAAGGGTTTCATCGCTCCACCACCCGTCATTCTGACCGCCCGTGATCAGCTGGCCATGGCCGTCAACGTAGAAGGCGAGTACAGCGAGCCTTGGATTACGCAAACCACCGGCATACCCAAACCCACCGGCAACACGCACGACCGCGCTATGTGGTGGGCTGAGGCCCGCGCCCGGCTGCGCTACATTGAGGCTGACGCCATGCTGCGCGTGCGTGAGCTGCCCACCCCATTCAACACACCTAAGGAGTCCACGTGACCTTTGAACCCTACTTCAAACCCATGCTCAGCGGCACGGTAGACGCGCCCGCTGACCTCAAGTACCCGCTACTGGCCAGCCCCAAGCTGGACGGCATACGGGCCACCGTGCAAGACGGAGTAGTGCTGAGCCGCAACCTCAAACCTATACGCAACGCGCACGTGCAGAAGCTCTTCGGCGTTGACCGCTTTGAAGGCTTGGACGGTGAGCTGATTGTAGGTCCGCCGCACGCACCGGACTGCTTTCTGCGCACCAGCTCAGGAGTTATGAGCGCGGAAGGGGAACCGGAAGTACGCTTTTATGTGTTTGACCGCTTTGACCGTGAGGCTCACGCGGTGGAGTTTGAAATCCGGCTCAGCGGCCTGGACTACCTCATTGAGGGTATGCCCAGTATACGTGTTGTAGACCACAAGCTAGTGCGCAACGCTAAGGAGCTGCTGGATTATGAAACCCGGCTATTGGAGCATGGATACGAGGGTGTCATGCTACGCTCACGTGGGGGTTTTTACAAACAGGGTCGCTCCACGCTGCGTGAAGGCTGGCTGCTGAAGCTCAAGGTATTTGAGTATGATGACGCGCAGGTGCTGGAGTGTATTGAAGGCCAGACCAACACCAATGAGGACGTCAAGGATGCCCTAGGTCACGCTAAGCGCTCCACTGCCAAGGCTGGTATGGTAGCTAGCGGCACGCTGGGTGGGTTCAAGGTGCGCGGGTTGACAGGGCCTTTTGCGGGCAAAGTGTTCCACGTGGGCGCCGGTAAGCTGGATGCCAAAGACCGTAAGCAGATATGGGGCATGTACGTGGCGGGAGGCAGCCAAATAAAGCCTGGTAACACGCTAGACCCCATCAGCTACAAATACTTTCCACGTGGGAGCAAGGACCTTCCGCGCTTCCCCCTGTACCACGGCCCAGCTACCAAGACGGAGGTTGTATGAGCCGCCTACTATTTGCCGCCATCGCGCAAGGAGCAAAGACATGACATTCAAGATGCCTGAGCCAGAGTATCAGGTGTGGACTTCTGGGCACTGGAACGTAGTAGAGAAATACTACTACGACAGCGTGCGGAACGAAAGCATGAAACGGGAGCGTTACACCGCCGACCAACTCCGTACCGCTTACAACGCAGGGCTGGAGGATGCCGCACTGAAGGCAGAGAACACGGCGTTGAAAGCTGATGCTGAGCGTTACCGTTTTTGCTTTACATCAGATGACTTCGCAGTTTGTAACTATGAAGGTAACACCCCATTCTGTGAAGACACCGGCGGATGGACATGGATGTATAAAGACGAAGCAGACAACCGTATTGACGCTGCCCGTGCAGCATTGGGTGTCAATGGCACGTAGCTACAAGCCCAGGGTATGCAGCTGCTGTGGCGAGGCTAAGCCTGCTGCGGAGTTCAACCATAACCCTAGGCGCGGCACCTACATAGCGCACTGCAAGGAGTGTGGGGTGTGGCTTACGCTACTGAGGTCGGTATTTGGCCCTACAAGGGACTGGGAGCGTAACCGGCAACGGCAGCGCAGAAGGGACTTTGATAAAGCAGCGCGGGTGCACCAAGCCGCCAGTACGCCACTGGTACAAACGATACAAACTTTATGGAGGTAACTATGACGGAAGATGAGCGCAATTTAGACCTGGAGGTAGCCACGCTGCGGGACCAGGTACGTGAGCTGGAGGGCCTACTGGCAGCTGTAGCCGGTACGGCACCCCCCACTGGGTTCAAAAAGTACGCGGGTGAGCTGAAGCCTTTGCTGCACATGAATGAGAAGCTGCGTATCACTCAGGACGGCCAGCTGCTGTTTGTACACAACGGAGAATTCTGGGAGTTTGAGCCGCTTTCCCCAGTGTATGAGTCCGTAGAGGAAGCCACAAAGCTGGCAGGCTATTGGCCCCTAGGTCTGAGTGACGTCGGCAAGGAGGCGCCATGATACTTAGCAATGCAGAACTCAACGTGGTGAAGCCTACACTGGCGATGATTGAGCACCTACAGCACGTCAACGTGGTGCTGAATGTGATAAACCCTAACGGGCGCCAAGTCACCATTGACATCAGTGCTGCCGGTATTTTGATCAAGGCTGTGTATTCGGACTCCTCACCGGCGGTTGAATTCTATAAATACCCTCAGGGGCTGGCCCAGGCATACGGAGTCAGCATTAAGCGAATACTCAACCAAACCGAAGGGGATTAGACTTTACCCGTAATCTTTAAGCGGGTTATAATCGCGGCACCTCAACCCGTAACTTGAAGGAGCCGATTATGACCCGCCTTTTGAACCTGTTCCGCAGCTGCCCCACAGCCGCCAACCGCACTAAGCTGCAAGCCTACCTCAACCGCCACATGATGGCCATGTGCATGGCTACCACTGAAGAAGTCACCTTCCTCCGCACCAACCAATTCACAGGAGTCTAACATGACCGCAGCTGACGACAACATCATCCGTAAGATTGAAAAGTGCTTGGCCCTGAGCAAGAGCTCCAACGAGCATGAGGCTGCGGCCGCACTGCGCCAGGCCACCAAGCTCATGGAGGCCTACAACATCACCCCTGAGGCCCTAGCTGGCGCCAAGGTGGGTGAGACTGAAGCCAACACCGATGCGTGGACCCGCCCTCCAGGCTGGGAAATGAACCTGCTCAACACCATCCGCGTAGCGTTTGGCTGTGAGTGCATCATGCGCCTAGGCAACAGCGATACCAAGCGCCTCACCAAGATTGTATACATCGGCCTCAAGCATCAGGCCCAGCTAGCCGCCTACGCCCATGAGGTGCTGCGCCGCCAAGTAGTCAAGGCCCGCACCAAGTACACCACTGGCCTGGGTATAGTCTACAGCCGTGGTGAGAAGATTGCCAAGGGCGAGGCTTTCAGCATTGGCTACATTGCTAACATCAAGAAGCAGGTCACTGAGCTCAGCGTACCGCCTGACCAAGCCCAGGCCATTAGGGACTTCAAAACAAAGCTGCTAGGTGGTGCCGGTAAAAGCTACACACCCAACGGTGCAGGCCGTGGCTTGGACGGTGCAGCCTACCATGCTGGAGTGAGCGCAGGCGCAGGCGCTAGCCTTCACCGCCCTATGAACGGAGGCGAGGCACGCGTCGCACTGAATTAACACTTTACTTCTAACAATTGGGCGCAGTATACTGAGCGCCCTATACCCTGCTTCACTGTAGCCCTCAACCCGTAACCTAAGGAGCCGACCATGGCAACCGAAAAGAAGACTGTAACCTTCAAAGCACCCAAGACACTGGCCGAGACTGCCGACCAATTGTACAATACCCGCGAGCAACGCCTAGCGTTGGAGCGCCAAGCGGCAGAGCTACAGGAGCAGGAAACCTTCTTACGTGAGCACCTCATCAACAACCTGCCCAAGAGCAACGCCACTGGCGTGGCCGGCAAGGTAGTGCGGGTGAGTATAGTCAACAAGGTGGTGTACACCGTCAAGGACTGGGACATGGTCCGCGGTTACATCAAGACCAACGCGGGCAAGAATCCCGGCGTGTGGGGTCTCATGAACAAGGCGCTGAACCAGGGCGCCGCCAAGGAGGTGTTTGAAAGCGGCAAGCTCATCCCCGGTGTTGAGAAGCTGGAAGTGCCCACCGTCAGCGTCAACAAGCTGTAGGCCATGAACGTGGATTACTGGCCTTGGGCCTTTGTGTACACGCGGACGCTACATCAGCTCCGCATATACTACCGGGTGGTGTACAATGACGACGCCGCCTACTGCTTGGATAGGACTTGCCGTGACCCTTCATAACGTCGACGTGGCCGCAGCCCTCTACCGTGAGGAGCCGGTCACACTTTACTACCTCAGCCACGACCCGGTGGAGGCTGCCGCGCAGGCGCTGGACGCGCACGTTACCGCCGGGCAGCTGGCCGTGGTCACCATGCTGAGCAACGCCTGGCATGAACGTAACCCCAATGTGCTCCCTATTGATGAAACGTCCCCACTAGACCAGCTCTACAAGCGCAGAAGCCCTCCTCCGTCTGGGTCCCAGGCCACCCTGCATTACGATAACCCGGATCCTTTCTACAAGGAATCTGCAGGTGATAAACCCTACTGGCTTTTGAAGGGCCAGCGCATAGGTGAGTACCGCCATTTTGAGCACGCCAACGCTGAATGGGCACGGGCTAGCCGGGCCAACTACAACTGGGCCTGGCAGTACGGGCTAGCCCTGGCTGAGGAGTTCAGGCGCCGGTGGGGGTACTACACCCTGCTGTTACCGCAGCTTTGGACGCTGGAGGACGCGCCACCTTGGCTAGATGCCGAGGTGCCCACTACACAACCCTCA